ATTGGTGAACTCTTTTAAGGGAAGCTAATACTTTATCAGCTTGTTCCAATTTAGACTGAACCTTTTTATAGGCTCGTTTATAGGCAGTTTCAATCACAGTCTCGTTCATAACTAATTTACGAGTTTCCGATTCTTTATCTGGAATTGTCCTACCGGCCGCAAACGCATATAAATCATCGTACTTCTCCCGACGAATCGCAGCACTTGCGTCCATCTTAATACCTACCAACTCCGCCCTATCTGTAGTGAAGTACATAACAGTAGGAAGGTAGGTAATGAAGTAGTTCAGATCTTCGGTAGTCATGGATTGAACATCTGTAAGATGTTCCTGAATCTTCTCCATTACATCGTCCAAAGGCTTAGTAGCTTTTCGAACTACTTCGTCCACTACAACATTGACAATTTCTCCATAATCTTCGGCGTTCTTCGAAGCTTCCGCAAGCTCGTCAAGTCGTATATCAATGTGCGGTAATTTAGCTCTACCCATTAGTCTTGTCAGCTAAATGTTCCTTGAACGCTTTAAGAACATTTTCAATAGGGATAGTCAGTCGAGTACGCTTCTTTAGATAGGGTACAGAATAACCAATATCCGTCTCCATTAATGGATTAATACTCTTCTTCCCTTGATGTTTTAGACGAGTAAGGTCAGTCATAGGGTACCACTTAATCGTAGCATGCTTAGGGAAGTAAACTAATACCCCACCTAGAGCATACAGGCACTGATCGGCTAGGAATAGTTCGTTCCATTGGTGTTCACTAATATTCGAAAATGGTAAGGAACTAGAATGAGTAGTTTTTAGTTCAACGTAAACTGTCCCATACTTTGTCGCAGCTATAAAGTCACATGGATTTGCAACTCCTCTAAAGCCGTTTGTAGTGTCGTACAGACGGGAAAATCTTGCACTATTTCCGCAAAGATCTGCTCCCTTTCTAAAGTCTTCTTCAAACATCTTACCGGTATAGGTCATAGGCTACGTCCCTCCTTTCGGCAGTACGGACAGTAATTGGATGAACAATAGATCTTCGGGCTCTCCCCCTTCTCTACATACTCTTCGCAAGTAACTAGCTTATCCAATACCTCGTCCTTCATAGCGTCAGTAATGTGATAGGTATAGGCCTTCTTTTCGAAGTTATCCCGGTTCTCGTATAAGAACAATACATCGTCAACACCTAAACACATTCCATAGCAAGTAGCCTGCATTTTATGTTCTGGGTAAGGTTCAGTATGTTTATTAAACTTGAACATGGTCTCAGTTTTAATCTCCATAATGTACACCTTACCCCGCCATCTTACAAGTCCGTCACATAGGAACGATAGCTGAAGTAGTTCATTTTTACACTTCGTCTCGTATTCATTCTTGACGAAGTTTTTGTCAACCTCTGTACCCTCTACAGGATTTTCCTCTAGGTATTCTGCTACATCTAACCACTCAAAATCTGGGTCAGTTTTGGACATTTGAACCATGTACTCCTGAAGGACTTCGTGCCTAAATGTACCAGCTTCTCCCATAGCAATTAGGTTATAGCTAGCGTTATCCTGTAAAGCCTTACCTATTCGCTCGAAATACATCTTACGAATACACCCACCCACGCCACTTGGCTTGTAGTAGGTGGATGGGGTGTAAGCCTTTTGGGTAGTTTCAATAACCTGAGTAAACTTGTCCACGAAATTAGCCGCAGGCTCATTTACTTTTTCAGCCGCTACCATTTTTGCAATTCTGGACAGTTTACTAGCCATTAAGCGTCTCCTTCTTCTTGGGTAGCTAAGTAGTAAGTAACCCCATTGGATTCAATCTTAAGACATAGTTCATTTCCAAAATGAAGAGTGAAGTAGTCTTCCGATACAGTAGCTAAAATATCCCGCAATAGTAGGCTATTTACCGCGCACGTGAAGTCACTACCTTTATCCCCTGAGGCGTATTTAACTAATTCCTTAGAGCCTGATGTCGTAATAATAGCGAGCTGTTTAGGTCCAAAGTCTAAATGAATTGTACCCTTGTCGAACGCAGTCATGAACAAAGTAAGTCGGTCTAGGATACTTTGAATGTCCGCTGTAGGTAATGTAACTTCGGATTCGAACTCTTGGCTATCCATGACACTCATGTCCTGATAGTCTTCAACTCCCTCCATTACACGACCATAAATCTCTACCGTTGCAGTAGCTACATAAATGAACTCGTCATCTAAAGTCCATAGGTATAGCTTGTCGTCAGTTAGAGATGAAAGTAGACGCATCAGTGAGGACGGGATTAATAACTTAGCCCCAATATCGTCAATAGGGTTCAAACACACCCGGATAATATCAGATGTAATAGCTTGGTCTCCATCTAATAGGTAACCCGTATAGATACCGTCTGCGTTACTTTTAGATACAGCGGAGTCGTTCACGTTGGCGATATTGTAGAATAGGGAAGACTTCAATAACTTAGCGTCGTCCTCACTTAAATCCTCAGGTAGCGCCTCGTCGAACAATGGATAGGATTCGTCACTTGGTACGATATCTACCTTGTAAGTACCGTTACCCTTAACTTCCAGGTACTCGGCCTTAGGGGTCAGGGAAATAGAATCTACGGTAGTCTTTTCAACTAGCTTACCAAATTGTTCAGCTTTCACAATGACGTCAATTTCCCCATCAGCTTCAAGTGTATATCGTAGCCAGTTAGAGCCGTCATAAGCTGTAAAGGTAACAATTCCATCAGCTCCTTCAATATACCAATATCGAGTAATTTCTAGTAGCTTACTAGGAACTAATCGATTTAGCTGACCTACGACCTGCATAAGGGTCTGCGTTTTAAACGTAATGCTCATCTTGAGCCTCCTTTAATTTTAGTTATACATTAATATACACCAATTTTCGATATTTTGTAAACACCTAAAAAGACCTTATTTAATAATAAGGTCATTTCATAAGGAGCTAAAATAATCGGTTCTGTTTATGCTTAATAGGCGTGTAAGTATAATTACTAGCCCAATCTAATAAGTACTGACAGTTGATTAATTCACGCGCGATGTAATTGTCAGCCAGTTCCTCAACCGTAAAGTTCAAACCGGATTCCTGAATCAGTTGTAAGATACTGTCCTGTACCGGCTTACCTAAACGGTAGAAGTTAGCGGCTCCGCCATCCTTGCGGGCAAAACTAATATTCCCATAAGGGGTCATAATGTTACCCATTGCGCCAGTAAGAATTGCTGAAGTAGAGTCTGCTGACGTGAATGGGAACTGTTCCAAAATCTTAACGGCGGTAACACCAAAGGCGTGGGTCTTAATTTCTGGGTTCGAACTACTTTGAATAGTTTCGAATACACGACTAAGCCACTTCTCACGCTCGTTACCGTGGACACCTACTAGTCCACCTAATCCCATGTACAGCACTTTAGAGCCATCTTTGTGACGGTGGTTCAAGATCTTATCTAAATAATCCCATGGTTCCCCGATGTGAAATACCGGAATGACCCGGTCTTTATCAAGTACCCGTTCGTACATATAAAGGTAATTATCCCACGATTGGCTACTAGCGTCTAATACTTGTTGACGTGTAGCAAAATGTCCCTTATCCCCTGGAATGACGTCAAGTGACGCAATAACTTCGAACCTACCTTCGTTACTATTTAGGTAGTCAATGTACTCATCTAGGTCAATATGAACATTTCTTGTCCACGCACCATACGCACTAGAGTCCACAAACACCTTACCACTGAAATCAGGATGCTTATCTGCGTAATCGAACCAGACCTTTCCTGTGGAATTGCGTTCGTACTTCTGAGTAAACAATCGATTAGCGTTACGGGACAATAGGAAGTCCTCAATAGCCTTTGCGCATCCTCCAGCGAAGTATAAATTAATACTCATGTTCAACCTTTCTGTTTTCGTATCGACTTACTAACTTAACCGCAATGGTAGTAAATGGAAGGATAACTAATTCGTACCCTGTCTTAATAACTACCTGACTAAGTGTCATGATGACTAGAGTTTGAACAGGCATTAGTCCCCAGAATGCTAATGGGAGGAATACAAGGCTATCCACTAGTTCACCCATTAGACTCGAAAAGATTGCACGAGCTCCAAACCCTTTAATCGAATCCGGGTATTTACGTTTCATTCTAGCGAAGATTTGGTCATTTACAAAGTCACCAATAACGAATGCTAGAAGTGACGCAACTAATACCCGAGGTGTACTTCCCAGCACGGTTTGGAAGGCTTCTTGATTTTGCCAATAACTCGGGGCGGGACTTTGAATCACTGCGCTAAAGACTAGTGCTGCAAAGAGGTTCGCTGCGAAACCAAAGTAACAAGTTAAACGACTCCATCGGTATCCGTACACTTCGGACACCAAGTCTGACAAGATGTAAGTGATAGGAAAAATGAACACGGCTCCGGTCATTGTAATGTTAAAAGGAAGAAGTACCTGCTTACTTGTAATAATGTTACTTACTACTAAGGCCACTACGAATAACAAAGTCAAACCTAATTGAAGTTCACTGACCATCTTTTTACGTTTAAAGGCTTCCATACTGAACCTCCTAGTTGCGAATTAACTGAAGTAGTTCAGCTCGAGCAGCTTCATTTTCACGAAATAGTCCACGCATTGTTGAAGTGACAGTAGTCGCCCCGTGTTTCTTAATACCGCGACCACTCATGCAAGTATGTTCAGCTTCTACGATAACGGCTACAGCTTGAGGTTCTAGTACTTCCTGGATAGCATCTGCGATTTCTTGTGTCAAACGTTCTTGAACTTGAAGTCGTTTAGCGTAACCTTCCACTACACGTCCGAATTTAGATAGTCCTGTAATCTTATCACTGGGAATGTACGCAATGTGTACCTTACCTACGAATGGAGCTAAATGGTGTTCACATAGTGAGTTGAACGGGATGTCCTTCACTAGGACAAGGTCATTATGGTCTACATCGAATGTCTTCTCTAAATGTAGTTTAGGATCTTCGCGGTACCCTACAGTATGTTCAGCTAGTGCTTTTACAAATCGGAACGGAGTATCTTGAAGTCCATCACGTCCTGCGTCCTCACCTAATAGACCGAACAGTCCCCGAATAGCTGATTCTGCGTTGTCCAGCGTTGTAATTTCATCTAAGTGTAGGGAAGAGAATCCATTCTCCCGTCCTAATACGTTGCTTATTTTATCTAATTGTTTAATTTGCATGTCATACTCCTCTTTTGTTATCGTATACAAGTGTATGCAGTTGCGGTAAAGGTCTGACGTCATTGAACGCAGGATCCTGATATACTTTGTCCCATAGCCAACCTAATTTCTCAAGTAGGCGGTCACTGATTTTTCCTTCTTCGTAAGCGTTTGCGTTACCTACTGAAAGATAGTTCACTGGACGCATTAGATGTGAAAATTCTTGAAATAGGTTACGTGCGTAAGCTAAATCCACATCGTCGAAGATTACGATTTTAAATGACCAATTAAGTCCTTCTTCATTGAACCGTTCAATAATCTTTTCCAGAATTTTCATGTTAGTTCTCATACCACTTGACGGCGGTTTAGGACTAAGTGTAATATCGGATACTTCCTTCATCCATTCTTGGTAGCGGGTACCCTGGGTCTCAAGTCCAAATTTGAACCCATGCTTCTTTAATTCCCTAATCATTTCGTACATAGGTTCCCCAATTAATGCTGGGTTACCTCCGGTTAGGGTAACATGGTTACAAATTTGCTGACCTTTGTCATTGAACGCTAATTTCAAAATTCGTTTAGCGGCTTCAAGTCCTGTAATGTATTCAGGTTCAGTAGTACCGTTCCAAGTGAAAGCCGAATCGCACCAGTTGCAGTGAAAGTCACATCCACCTGTACGAATGAAGATAGTCTTCTGACCGATTACCATACCCTCTCCCTGAATAGTAGGTCCGAAGATTTCCATAACTGGAAACTCGGTCTTACTATTAGTACGGATTTTAATCTTACCCCGATCGGGTTGATTATACTGATTTGGCATTTTCTAATAGCTCCTTCACTGTAATGTACCCAGTCTTGTCGTAGAATCGAACTTGGTAGTACTGCTCTACTTCCTCATCTGTAAAGATTTCGTAGTAGTCACTCTCAGCGTAACCTGTAGGAGTTTCCCACAATCGAACGAAATCCAAACGAGCGTAAGGTTGAAGGGCTTTTCCTAAATACCACGCTAAGAATTTAGACATATTCTCTGCGGTAGTTCGGAATCCAAAGATAACTCGTTTAGTACTTACTGCGTTAGCTAAAGCAATAGGTTCATTTCCCCGAAGCAATGTAGCATGGTCTAGACGGTCAATGATGTCCCCAGCGTACTTCTTAACATGATAGAAATCTACTACCATCCCCTCACTTGAACCCTCAGTATGAAGCGGTCCAGTGAATGAAAGTTCAACCTTATAGGTATGTCCATGAAGATTAGCACATTTTCCAAAATGACCGACAAGTTGATGACTTGCGTCAAAGCTAAATTGTTTACAAACTTTCATTTTTAGTTCCTTTCGTATTGAACAGGGTCAGTGACACCGTTAACCTCGAACGCATGAAGACGGTCAATACACGTAGCACATTTACCACAAGCGTATTCATGACCCTCGTAACATGAACGAGTAAGTTCATAAGGTGCGTTAAGTTTAAGTCCAGCGGCTACTACCTGCGCCTTATTTAGATTAAGAAGCGGGGCAAGTAGATGTACAGTATGTCCAGTACCTTGGAAAATTGCTTGGTCCATAGCGGCGTAAAATTCGGGCGTACAGTCTGGATAAGCTGACCCAGCAGCGTCATCACTGTGAGCTCCGTACCAAACCTCATCTGCGTTCTTACTATAAGCCAATGCTGCGGCTTGCGATAGCATTAATCCATTTCTAAATGGTACATAGGTATCTACAACACCTTCACCATTCTTAGCTAAAATGTCAGCGTAGGATTCGTGGGAAATTTCCCCGTTACCTTGCAGTAGAGTAGACTTCGAACCTTGGAAAATCTGTCGAGAAACTTCAGCTTCTACTAGTTCAACTCCTAGATGTTTAGCTACGTTTCGGGCATTTTGTAATTCATTCGAATGCTTTTGCCCATACAAGAATGTCAGTGCGGTAACTTTGTCCGCTCCGTATCTAGCGACTGCCATTGTGAGGCAGGTAGTGGAGTCGACTCCTCCACTCAATAAAACCACTTTGTTCATGCGGCCCTCCGTTTATTTTTATTATTTACAGGTCAAACGAATTGAAAATCTGTATACTTTATTATACACCAAATTTCGTCAATTTGTTTACCAAGAGTAAAAAATAGGTACCAATGGTTACCTATTTTAAATATAGTAACTAAAAGAGTCTTCGTTGCTGTGAATTTTTCACACTATCTAGCTCCTGAGATAATCTGGCTAATTGTCGACCTGGAGTTAGTCCAATGATCGGAGCATGCTTCTTGCCTGTAAAATATTTATCTACCGGCTTGTAATAATGCTGATTACCTAAGAATACGATTTCTTCCTTAGGGTCGAATTGTTTTAACTGACCTAATACCTCCTTAGACCATTTTCGGAAAAATTCATTTTCTCGTTCAGGTACCATTAGGTCATAAGGTTCAATCACTTTATCAGCTGGAATAATACCATACTTAGCGCTTAGGATGTAAATCGGGACATCTGGGTATAAGGATTTAGCGTACTTCAATTTACCCTTAAATACGGAGCCTATGTAGATATCAATAGCTTTAGCTGGACAAGCTTGTTTAGCTTTACCGCAAGTAATAATTACAATCACAATTGAATCTCCTCTCCGTACCATCTATCTACAATACTAGGGTCACACTTCATAGGTAAGCTAATAATATCCTTAGCGGCTTCAATCATAACTTCCGTTAATCGTTGCGCCCCTCGTTTTGCGTTCTCCTTAGGAATCTCACCTAATAACTCGTCATGTACTGGAATCATTAAATGGAATCCTAATTTTTTCAGTTCGGGGTCATTGTGTACCTTAATCATGGCGTATTTTGTCATGTCAGCGGCGGTTCCCTGAATCACGGAGTTTAGACATTGACGTTCAGCATCTGCTATCTTACCTCCGTTATCATGAATCTTAATACCCTCTTCTAATGCACGTGACTTAATTTCGTTACGTTTTTTGAATCCCCATGCTCTGTCCAACTCTGCCCAATATTGTTCAATAATGTAGTCAGGAACTTCAGTTGACCCTTCAGCTTTTCCATCAAAGTCTAATGGATCAAAGTTCTCATTCTTACTAGCGTCTACATACTCGAAAGTATACTGAGGTAGACTCATGTCAGGAAGTCGTCTGCGTCGACCTGTAGCCGTTTCCGTGTATCCGTAGTCAATAGCATGTTGCTGAACGAATACAATGTATTCAGCCACCTTATGAAATTGTTTAAAGAAGTCCTCCATAACCTTAGAAGCTTCCTTCACGCTCACCTTCATTTGTTCAGCGATACTAGCCGCACCACGACCGTACATCAAACCTAATAGAACGGACTTCACATTGTTACGGCGTTTCTTTCCTTCAGGATTAGTAGTTCCGTCCGGATTAAACTCCAAACAGTTTTCGTATTCGGTATGATATAGTTTCGAACCAATTACTGCATACAAGTCTAAATTCTGCTCGTAAGCGTGAATCATATTTTCATCACCACTTAACTCCGCAAGTGACCGAGGTTCTTGTTGAGAGTAGTCACTACCTATAATGTAATGTCCAGGACTTGCCGCAAAGATTTGTCGAACGACTGCTCCCTCACCACGTGATGGAATATTTTGTAGGTTAGGCCCTTCGCTTGACATACGTCCTGTCTTAGCCCCGTACTGCTTGAAATTAGTGTGAACACGATTGTCAGGTTTAGCTAAATACTCGTCTAACGTCATGTAAGTCGAAACTAATTTTGCGTACTTACGGTATTGAAGTAAAGCCTTAGCAATAGGAATGTCCCATGCTTTAACAATATCTACACCGGTTCCTCTAGGACTTCTATCGTCGTTGCTCTTTAGACCTAAAATGTCGTAGAACAGAATCGCAAGTTGTGTACTACTTGAAATCGAAACAGTCACTTCGCCCTTACCGTTCAGCGTTAGCTTTTGGTATTGCTGGAAGTTAATGGTTCGAAGATCTTCAATCTCAGGAGCGTATTTAACTACCTCATAATTGAACAATTCTTCGGCCTCCTCCATCTTTTGTTCGAACTCGGCTTTAATCTCTGCGAGTTTCACCTCGTCCAAGGCTACCCCGTAAGACTCCATATCGAACAAGACTTTGATGAGTGGAAGTTCAATATTCTGATAAACTTCACTTACTCGCTCTAAATTACAAGATTTACATTCTTCGGTTCCTGGAGTAAGGTACTTCTCTTGGAACTTGTAAAGCTCGTATGTCTGTAGTGGGTCAAACGCCGCATACATATAGGCTACATCTGGAGGAATTAAACTAAATGGTATTCCTTTGAACAAGTCATTGAACTTCGCGACTTCTGCGTTCTCGTCCTCCTTCACATATTTAGCGTAAAGAAGTTTCAATGAGTGTGGTTCATTTTCGTTTAGTAAGTTTGACGCAATGTAAGTATCCCATAACGGGTCAGGCATTCTAATACCTAATTGCCAGTAGATACTATTAATATCAAACTTACCTAAATGGTACACAAACTTCACATCATATTCAATCATTTCTTCAATGAACTCTTTCATCACCTTTGGATCGATTTGATCTTTTATGCGCTGTTTAGTTAAATTGCTACGGTGGTTCAGTGGAACGTAAATAGCCTTTTCACCTTCCGTATACAAGCAGACACCTACGAGGTCCTCGTGTATCGAGTCCTTACCGTTAGTCTCCACGTCTAAGGCTACAATTCCATTTTCAATACAAACTCCTATATACTCATCAAGTCGGTCCTCGTCTGTAACTAGTTCCAATTTAGGAAGCACATCTTTTAAAATGCGTTTAGACATAGCTTTTGCTCTAGCTACCGCATCTCGTAAATGGTCACCACTAATATAGGTAACCTCTACCGAATCTTTACGGTTGCGCTTCTGGGCTAGTAACTTTTGGTCAGACTTTCTACCTCCTCGTGTAGGTATTCCGAATAATCCTTTTTGTGTCATTGTTTACCTCTCTAAAATAAAAAGGAAGCTAAATTGCTTCCTCTTAGAATCGACCACCTCTAGTACGTGGACCGGATGTACGTGGTCCGGACGTACTAGGTCCACGGCGTGTTACTGATTCACGTGCATGACTACGAGAACCTGTGTCACGACTAGAACCTCTACGAGGTGTAGACCCGCTAGAGCGTCGTGAGGAATTATCCTCTAGTGTGAACTTACCATCTAGTACATCGTACATCTGGTCTGAACTTAGGTCCAAGATAAGGGTACCTAACAACTCCGATTTCTCTGGGAAGTCGTCAAGTGTCACATCTGGATCAGCTGCTTCTGGGAAAAATTCGTACGTAGTACGTTGGTCACCTTTCTTACCGCTTCGAACAATTTCAAACGGTTGGTTGACAAGTGGTCCATACTTGTTAATGAGTGTAACAATCTTGGACACATAGCTACGACCTCGATCCCATGTTTCGACCTGATCAGTGTTTTCGTTATAAAGTTGAAGGAATAGCTTCTCTACACGAGGGAATCCTTCTTCACACAATGGACAATCTTCTGGATGAATGCTTTCACCATCTTCGCTAATAGCTAGACAGTTTACATAGCGTTCACGCCCATCAATGTCTGCACGGTGAACTACAAAATAATCCATATCTTGTCCATCCGGATCTTCGTACAGGAATGTAACGACTGCTGAATCCTTATCGTCAGCTAAACTAAAGAATCCGTTCCCGTTACCGGTTCCATAACTACCGGAATTATTAATACTTACTCGACCCATCTTGGTCCTCCTTTAAAGTGTTTAAGTGTATAAGGGTTTAAGTGTATAAGTGCCTTATAGTTTAATATACACCTAATTTAGGTGTAGGGTATACTAGTTTAGGAAATTATCCAACTTCTTAGCTAGTGAACGTTTAATCCTTGCTACCGCCGCACGAGTAACGCCGATTTCTTTAGCAACTTCTGCGTCAGTTAGGACTTGACCGTTTCGTACAATACATTCGATATAAGCGTATTGCTTATCTGTTAAAGGTAGGGTAGGTAGTGAAGTAGTAATGTCAATAGCTGACCAATCCTCTTCCACACCCTGTGAATAAAATACATTGTAATTATCCACATCGTCACAAGACGTGTTACCTTCCCACTCTACATCTACATACCAATCTCGTTGTACAGATGTGACCTTTAAATGTCGATATTCATTACGCATCGTGTTCCGCATAAGTCTTGTGACATAAGTAGCAAAATTAGCTCCAGCGTCGATTCTAAACGTACTTAAAGCCTTATCTAATGTACTCCAAACAAAGCTATCTACATCTTCTCGGCTAAAGCTAAAATAGCGTTGTCCGATTTTATGTAACATACCTGAGTACCGTGAATATACCACGGCAAGGGCTCCGTTAGGGTCCACATTATACAAGGCTACACAATCAGTATCCGGAACTGTACCAATACAGTCCACAATATCATTCACAAGTTTGTTCATTGTTTAATCTCCTAAAGAAATTGTATAAGTCTATTATACATTATCGGGTAATAAATTACAAGACCAAATCTGTAAAATCTATTAATTCCGGCTTATCATTTATATCCCATTTATTGTCCCAAAATTCTGCTGGGTAGTTTAGGAAGTATACTACCTTATCCTTACTTAGTCGCTGACGAATTTTGCAACTAGCTTTATATCCAGCCTCATCTGGGTCTAACGCTAATACAATAGTTCGGAAAGGCATCTTCCTTAAAAGTTCAAATTGATTGCCTCCACCTACTCCCATAAGAGCTACAGCAGGGATTCCAAGTGTCCAAAGTGTCAGGCAGTTGATAGCCGATTCAGTGACATACAGTTTCGAACTATCTTCGAACCTATCTCGGTACTTTAATACCTCGTAAGCCCCGTACAGAAATTCGGTCTTAGGGTCACTTTCCCCGTACTTATGGAATTTCTGTCCTACACTCCGTCGGTTAAAGAATACGGTATTTCCTTCCATATCCCTAACCGGCATTGTAATACAATCGTTCAGTTTGTCATAACCTACGTCAAATAGTTCGATAATCTCATCAGTTAGTTTGCGTTTGTACATATACGGATGAATCCATCTGTACTTCTCCAACTCCTCTTCGGATATAATGGAGTACGACCGTTTTGCCACCTTACTACCTTTACGCAGACCTAAATCTAATAAAGGTCGGACTTGCTCCTCGCCGGATAGGAAGTTCCGTTTTAACCATTGGTTACCGTAGAAACCTCCGTCCGTTCGATTAAATAAGTCACTAATAAATTCGTTCAGTTTTGCTGTGTAACCGCAAGTGAAGCAATGAACTGTACCTGCTTCAATTAGTCGTGTACCTGAGTATGTAACCTCCCTGCTCATTCCACAAGATGGGTGGTTCTCCATACCGTTGCCATGGAATGGACAGGAGAATTGCATATTCGAACCTAAGCTCTTCGTACGTCTAAATAAGGTACGTCCATAGTCACGCTCAAGTTCGAAAGTAAGTCGCTGAATAATTTGCTCACACGTAGCATCAATATATAATCCATTAACTTTCAAAATGCTTCTACTCCTTCCCGACTCACTTGTTTTTGCAACTTATTAGAAGACTGGCGGGCTTTCAACATAACAGGACTAGACTTGTCTTCCGTGTCGTCGTCATTCTTAAAGCCTATAAGAGTGTAGGTACCCGTAGTGACGTCCCACATATACTCAATAGTTTTGTTATCTTCACCGTACCGGTTCTTCACTACAGACAGTCTAAGAATACCATTAGCCTCGTCCCGTTGCATTGTAATAACTCGACTAGCGTTCTGTCCTACAGCGTCAGACTCTGCGATATGTTCTAATTGAATAGTATCGTTACCGCCGTCTTTTGCCGCCCGTCCAGCCTGTACATTTAGTACAATAGGGATTCCATATTTAGCTGATAGCTTATACAAGTCCATGGTAATATTAGCGTACTGAATACGCTTCTGTTCCCTACTTGGTATGGATTCGTTCATAAGGGACAGTTGGTCAATACCTACCACCTTAGGTTTGTACTTCTGAATCATACTGTCTAATAACGCCGGGGTCATGTTACGTCCACCGATCATCATTGGAGTAACGACTACGAGAGGAGTATCACTATCTTGCATGAGTTCGATGTGATCCTCGTACTTCTTCAGCTCGTTATCGTTCCAGACCCCTTTAGTAATGGAATTAATACTTACATTAGATAGTAAGGTGTCGATACGAGAACCAACTTGCATTTCACTCATTTCCCCGGAATAAAGTAAAACAGATTGACCCTGTTTCCACGCAGTAGCCATCATCTTATCTAACGTCCAAGACTTACCTTGTCCAGGTCGTCCTACAATAACAATGAGTTCCTCTCCGGGTAACATTCCACCTAATACATCATCTAATAGTTCAAATCCTGTAGATACTCCTAATAAGTCACCCGACTTATCTGCAATGTCCATAGCCCAATTAAAACGGTCGTACGCTGATTTAGTTAAGTCTACACCGCCTACGAATTTAGATTGCTGGATCAGCTTTTCAAGTTTTGGTAAAATGTTCGATACAGCTATACTTGAATCAGTTTGCATATCCTCAGCCGCCTGACTAAGGATAGGTACCATCGCATTATATAAATGCTCCTCCCTTATCTTATCTACTAAATAAGCATCAGTTTCTAAAATGTTCAGAAGTTCGAATCCAGGAAAATGTTCAAGTACAGTCTCGTCATCTGGGACATTCCCATAGTTTCGAACATGATCCATAATGAACTCATATTCGGGATAATAGTCACTGAAGTATTCGTCCGTTATACCGTTGTTAACTAAAATAGAAGTACTCTTGTCCTGAAGTACTTTATTCAGTACCTGTAGTTGAATCACGTTTAGCCCCCAATCTATTTCCGTGCATGTCGTACATTGGATAGAATTTATGACCGGGTTGGTCACCTAACCATAACCCGGTATCGTCCATAGATAAGTAATAAGCGTTACGATACTGCTCCTCTACCTGCTTTACTTTGGAATTAGTATAGGCTAGCATACTGACTACCCCTATTACTACGCCTAATAGTACGGAACTAATCACGAGGGATAGTAACCTTTTCGACTTCGAAGTCATAAATATTCTCCTTCCAGTATTTATACATAAAATCAAGAAGCCGTTCGTCGTACTCCCGAATTTCCTGTTCAGTTAAGAACAAGTTATCAAGTAGATATATAGAAGCGCTAATTGGCTTTAGAAGACAGCACTTAACTATCTCACCCCGAACATTCTTATAAATCATAGGTACTAGATTCTTATCTAGTACTAAATACTTAGGCTCTTTCAAAATCTTTTACCTCCTGCGGGGTATATCCTCGAACATTCGACGCAGTGAACTCTACGACAGTTGAGGTATCATATATTCGGCTGTACAAACGCTTTCCTAATACGTCCTGAATCTTTTCATCCGAATAGTTAGTAGTATAGATAGTACATAAGTTATTATCTACCCGATAGTTAATAAGGTCGTAGAAATGATTGTAGGAAACTTGCGTAACCCTACCTGACCCTACTTCATCGATTACTAATAATCTGCAAGTCTTTAGCCGGTTCAAGTAGTTAAAAAATTCAATACTAGTTTCGAAGTAACCGAAGTCGCCAAAGATTTCTAACATAGAAGAACTAACACAAAATACCCCTTTAACATCTAATAGTCCATCTAAAGCAGTTTCGGCGATGTAACGTTGTAACAATCGAATCGCCCAACTAGTTTTACCATTTCCTACAGTACTACTAGTAATGACAACATTTCGACCCTCGTTCACATTTTCAACAACATTCGACCTATAATCCTCCAGCCACTGCCAGGCTAAATCATCAGCCTTTCGCGGAACTAGATTTTGAGGCACTAAATATTTCTTAGGTACTCCTGATTCAACTAATAATTGATGAACTTTTCTTTTCCATATTTCATTTACGTCCATTATTTTACCTTTCTAAAATGTTCAGTTTGCCCTTAATTTTTTTTTAACATTTTATTAGTCCATATACCTAAAATAGTTCAATACCTGTATATATGGACCCGATGGAGGGAGAGAGGGCTAGCTTGCTAAGCTGCTTTAGAGCAGCTGTAAAAATGACTTTGTAAAAAAGTCTTTTTTACTAGTATATACACCAAATTTCGCGATTTGGTTAAGCGGTTCGAAAATAATCTATATTTTGTCTACATCTTTTTAATAAAATGAGCTAAATTTTGGAGATTTATCTAATAATTCGTCCACTAGCCAAGATCTTTTAAATACAGATAGCGTAATCACGTTAGGTACATTTTCGAACAAGCATCTTGAACTTTTATCAATTGATTGGTAAATGAACCACGCCATCTCTACCCACGAGGAGTATCCTGTATAGTCTTTCAGCTTTTTCATGGTAGTCTGGAAATTGAACCAATTGTAGTCAATACACTCAACCTTATAAATAAATTCGTAATGAACTAAAAAGAAATGACTTAATTGTTTCAAGGTAATTTCCGTGTAGGCTTTACCGTCAATAAAATTAAGTATCTGGTCTTTAGTAATTAAATAGTCTCTATCCCTATTAGATAGACCTTTTGTACTATTTCCGAATAGGCCCTTCGTAGGAAGTCCTATAGACTTAAATAGTAGATGACGATTATCGGAGTGATTATTCTGCGATTTTATGCGCTCTCTAGGCATTGTTTTATCTCCTTAATGGTATTTTACGTATTCTCTAAAATAACGTTAAATAGCCGCGAAATATTAAGAATTTTTGCGAGATTTAGGGCTCTTCTTCTTAATCTTTTTAAAGCGTAACGTATAAGACACCGTTTCAGTAATTGCAGGCTTAATGACTTCGGGGTCAAGTTGCTTGTTATAGATGAGGTCCTCTAGTAAGTCTTCATTAATGCTAGGCTTCATTACAATTAGATTTTGATAAGCCTCTTTATCGAGTCCACTAGATTGTTCAATTAAGTCCTGAACAATTTTAACTAGCATGTCCTCGTCCATCGAAGATTTAGTAGAACTTGAACAAGTAACTCCCCAGTCACCTACTTCCACGGACTCAATGTCTTCAAGTAGCATGTAACTCTTTAGTAACTCTTTACCGGATTTAACTGTCTTGGTTAATTCACCAAGTTCTAAATTAGATTGGGCGACTTGAGGTAATAGAGCTAAAAACTCTTTTTCATTTTGAATTTCTTTCATTAGATTTTCTCCTTCATAAGTTCATCTAAATTAGTGTCGGCAAGTTCAGACATTTCCTGTCTAAATTGTTGTCGATCTTTTGAGATTAGTTGACGTTCTCCCCACATATGCTGTCGGTTGTAGAATGCTAAATCTCCAGGTACAATAGAGTCCCGAAACTTAATTAATTTCCGAACTCCTTCCTCGCTCCAATACCGTGTCTTCTTACCGTCTAAATCATTTCGAAATTTAGGTAAGTAAAATGGAAAATGGCTATTCTGTTCCTTCGCATAATTTGCGGCTCCGTACCACACTCGAGTGATAGTCGTCTGACTCCGCCCTACCATTTTACATACCTCCGAAATTCGGTAGTATTTTACACCATTAATTTCCTTCATTTATTAACCTCCGAATAGCTTCGCATTGTTTTTCGTTAGGTAGTTTATCGAACTTCACCATGCGCTTTAAGGTACGCTCGTTACAGTTCAATTGAAGGGCTATATACTTCATATCCCCCCGTTCTAATAAACCGCTTAACGCTTCGCAGTAATCTACCTTTGTCCAAGATAGGAACTGTCGTTTGTCTAGAATCTGCTTTGTATCCTTACGTACTAGACTATACATTGTTCTTTTAACCATCTGTACCCCTTAGCGTTTAATAATTAAATCAAATAGATTAGCTAACTTGTTCTTAAGAGGTACACCGTCTACTACATAGTCAGCTATCTCCCCTTTACTAGCTACGATATCTTCAATTACTTCGTCGATTGTCCCCTTGCAAACTAAAGTAATAATAGATACAGGTGATGTAGCGCCTATACGATGGGCTCTGTCCTCCGCCTGATCTTTTTCCCCCTTAGTCCACGGACTATCTAAGAATATTACTGTAGTCGCTTTAGTTAGAGTGAACCCTGTACCTAATGCTCCTATAGTACCGCAGATAACAGAAGGTCCTTTATATTCAGTAAAGGCTTGAATATTTCCGAACTTATCTTCCGTCTCACCGGTTACTAGAGTAGCTGGGTACTTCTTCATAATTGAGTGAAATAGTGGGGTAATTACTTTCTCCCAATTACTAAACACAATTACAGATTCACCACTAGATATACATTCATCTATAATTTCTAACGCACGTTCGAACTTCGCCGATTTGACTTTCTTCGTAGTTAGGATTTCCGGATTTCCTGTAGCCTGTCTTAACCTAATAGTCTCAGCTAGTGGGTTACTACTTAGCATAACCTTGTCAATATCCTCAATGAATTTAGTTCGAACTTCGTTATAGATTTTAGTTTGGTCTTTACCCATGTCTATATATTCCATAGTTCGAATCTTAGGAGGTAGGTCCAGTACTTGGTCCTTCGTACGCCTAAGCATGTTAGCGTTCACTATCTCCTTCAGTTCTGACAAGTTTCGATAACCTGTAATTTGACCGAAATTATCTTGTACACAATAACGAGCTTTAAATGCTGTCAGTGAGTGGTGTTCAACCCCTAACCATTTTAGAATGTTATAGGTATCGATAGGTGAGTTCAGTAATGGGGTACCTGTAAGAGCTAGTTTATAGAAGCTATTTAGTTTGTGTATAGCTTCCCCTTGCCGACTTCCAGGGTTCTTACATTTATGTACCTCGTCTACCACTACCATACCAATTGTCCCTGAATTGGTAAGTTCCCGTAAAGCCGAAGTAAATGCCTTATCCCGTAAAGTTTCAATATTAGTAATAAGAAAAAACTCATCATGGTTCGTAAGTAAGTCCTCCGCTCGCTTATTAATACCTTCGATAACTAAATTACCGTTACGATTCACTCGGCTACCTATAATGTGTGCTTGTTCATTGGAGTGGATACCTACTTCCTTAGCCCAATTCCATTTAAGGCCGGATACGCAACATACTATTAGACAGTGACTAAATTGGTTCTTTCGACTTACGGCAATGTCAATAGCTTGCTTAGTCTTTCCTAGACCTTGTTCATCACCTAATAGGAAGCACGGATGGTCTTTAGCGAACTCGAAACATCCTACCTGATGTTCAAACGGCTTCGTTTTAAAGGTAAAGTCTCCGGTATCAGCGTTCACAATATCATTTCTGGACTTAATGTACTCACGAATTTCCCGGGGTATTTCCCCTTTAATTTCTAAATCCCAGAACTCCAGCGCAGTAAGTACTTCCGAAAAGTATCGAATAGGTACTTCGAAATGATTGTACCCTAATTCCCTAATTTTAGGTAAGGTAGACAGTTGGGTACCTAATAACTCCTCGTCATCTGTATCCTTAGGTACAGTGATGTAAATACTATTACCACGCTTGTTCATTCTGGATTTATCAATAACTAATTGAATCAATCCTTAGCTCCTTTTGCAGAATAAGCAATTAGTTCCATCGCCGTATCCAAGTCTTCCTCCCGGCGAATTGTAAACAATCCATCAATAGGCCAACCATATTTAGCCGGAACAATTCGATCCAATTTTTGTTTCACTTCCTCCGGCATTGCGCGAGATAGCACATTAATTCGAATCTTAGACTTAGTTTGGAAAATCTTAACGAAATTATACTTGTGATGGTACTTAATGAACGATTGAGTTACCCCACGCCTTGAAGCGGGAAAGTCCTTACTAATACGAGCTTCCAATTCCTTAGTAAGGGATAATACATGGTCCGATTTAGGTACTGCGCTGTTTGCCTTTTTATTGCGCTTTTCCTTAATTTCTACGACCTCGGTATCGTTAGTATCTTCAATTAGTTCAGTAACTACTGGACGAGGTGTTCGACGTACAGAACGTCTAGCTACTTTAGGACCTTTTGGTTCAGGAGTCTCATTCTGTACCTCGTACCAACGTTCTAATGTAGCCTTAGATACGGTTACGAAGTCCTGGGTATCTAGGTTAAGTAACTCCGCTTTTCCTTCCTTAGGTAGTACTGTTTCTACCTTAAATGACTTCGAGTTACGTTTATTAGTTAGCGTATCACCAATTTTAAGCTCCACGAAAATAAGTTTCATAGCTTTATTCCTCTTTTTCTTTTGTATTTCTTATTTACAATTACATTGTAACATATTACCGGGTAATACACAACCAATAAATCCGGAAATATTCGAAAATATTGAACTTTTTTTTTCACACAAGAAAAGCCGGGTTATTAGCCCGACCTTCTTGTGTGAAAAAATTCACGGATATAAAACAATGAACATATATAGTATACACGTTTAACCTAAATAGGTCGATGGTGTAGAATGACTGAACTAATTATAGTAGTTCACTAAATCATCCTTGTCCCAAGTTGATAGCCAGATATTTCCGAACTGTCCGAATTGGAACTGACGCCAGTAATATCCACCGTAATAGCCTCCGATACCTGTATCAGAGATACGAGCTTCGTCAATTTCGAAACTAAAGTACATTCCAGGTTTGAAGTCTTTGTCAGCTCCATCAGGTACATTGTTACCGTTCTCGTCTACCCAATTAACGAGGCTTACTGGAATACCATTTTCTGTCCAGTCGAATCCAACCGGCGCAAGGTAATCACACTTAATTTGCCAGATGTCGTTCACGAACTGAACATCATTAGCTAAATAGTAAGCTTTGCTATCAGGCTTGCGAGTAGGTGTAGATACTGCGGCGGTATTAGGTTGACCTGGTTTAGGTACATTACCATTATAGCGCCATACTTCAATGTACGCCGGCTTGTTCCAGTAGTAGTAATCATCCCATGGGTAGGTATTAATAGCCTGATTAGGAGCTCCTTGAGTTGAGTAGTCACATGAAATGAAGTAAACTGAATCCAGCATCACTCCCACATGACCTCCTGAACCTCCTGAAGTAGACATATCATGTCCCCAGCTCATGAGTACAATGTCGTCAGCCTTAGCGTCCCAATCTTCATTTCGGCTAATTCGAACCCAGCCTACTTTAGCCAATTGAGCGCCAAGTGTTACGGTAGATGGAAGACCTTGAATGTTAAATCCATTGTCTTTTAGGGCTTGGGAAATTGTACCTGAACAATCTCCTGTACCGTCTGTACCGTTCCGACTACCTGTCATTGAGTAAGTAACCCGTCCACGACGGGCTACGAACCAATTACCTAATTGTCCAGGCATGCTATTCCTCCTCTTTCAAGTCAGCCAAGTTCATAAGAACACAGGTAAGACCGGATAGTGCAATAGTCGATGCTACTACCATCCAGTTCACTTCTGTAAGTAGCGCAGATGACCCAATTACCCCCAAAGCGGCTTGAGCCATAGTTTTCACTACCTTAATACCAAGTTTCTTAGCAAATTTATTCATTTCTATCCTCCTACTGGTTATCTACTAATTTCTTAATGTCCGCTACGTCATTTTTCAATTCACGCATGTTGGCATTAAGATTATCAATACGTTCTACAAGTGCTAAGGTAATCTTCTGTTCCTCTTCGTGCTTATCTAAACGTCGATTATGACTTTCAATTACCTTTTCCTGCTCTTTGTTAATGACCTCCAGCGTTGTTAGACGGCTCTCTAATTGAGACGCACGTCCTTTCGCGGAAATGTAAAAGGTGGCACCTGTAACAATTACAGGTAGTACCACAGTAAGTATCCAGTGCATTAGTTCAGCTTCTGTATGCACAGCCATCTATTCTCCTCCCTTAGCCTAATCTTGGTAAGACGACAGTAGCTGAACCGGTACGTAGCAGGTCCTCCACTTTCTGACCTTTGTATGTGTACCCATCCGCGGCAGGCATACTAAATTTCAGAATCGTAGGAGTACCTTTAGGCCATTTCGGATTGGTGTCGAATGGGTAAGGCATTGACACAATATCGTTATTTACATAACGATGGTCATTCACTAAAGGTTTAATGAACTCGGCTACCTTACTGTAGGCATTCGGTTCCATCCCTCCTGAAGTGGAAATGGCTAACGTAACTAGGATTTCAGATATAGTTGAAACTTGTACAAGAAGTTCACGGTTCGACTCGTTCAGTTCTTGTTGGCGTTTCAACTTGTCGTCTACTTTATTAAATTTTTCCTTTTCCGCACGGTCTGGGAAATTTTCCTCATACAGGGTATCCAAAGCCATTAAAAATAGCTCTGCGTCGGATTTTTCAATATCCTCTTTTTCGAACAAGACAGGTACATACGCACCATTAGAATTACCTAATACTACCAAAGTCTTTAAAGGTTCAGAATTTAGATAGGTAAGTGACTTAGAAATAAATTCAAGTTTCATATAATTTTCTCCTCTGTAATATTATAACATAATTGTAAGCTGTCCGGCGTATTTTATACCGTTACCGGTAGCTAAAGCGTGGAATTTTCCTTCAGCTTTATTAACCTGTACGTGGCAGTTTACTTCCCCAGCTATCGACCATGCGGCGATGACGAACATATACACCTGAGGCGGATTAAAGATGTCTTTAGGGATGTTAGCAAATTGAATTGTATCCCCATTTCCGACAAAGTCGTACCTAATAGTTAGTACATCCCCCACTCGCTTGTAATAAGACCCAGCGTATCCAGCTTCCTTCCAACCAGTATTGATAAGGTTAGCATGGTCTGTAAAAGCAAACTCTTTCCATTGGTTAGGTTTCCATTCCCTTTGGTTATTAGAGGATCTAATAAATGTACGTCCGGAAGAAATTGCTGTAAATATCTGAACCGTTTTCCAGGAATCGATCCAGTAGTGCTGAAGGAATCCCCATTCCCCACCTTTACCTGTAGGGTTGTCAGCATACTTACCACTCCTCCATCCAAATTGAGTACCCTGTACATTCCAAGGAGCATCCCATTGAGCAGCTCCCTTACTAAGTGAACCGTTTTTATTAGTAATTGGATATTGCTGAATCATTTGACCGTCAGCGTAATAGTCTCCAGCAATGTCCACACTACCGTACCTACCGTTCTCAGGTACCTTACCTACCCCTAATCTACCTTCCTTGTCATAAGCGTGTATAACAGCTTCTGTAGATACGGTAGCAGAGGCTGATAGGGCTTGTTGAGTAAACAAGTCAGTAAATTCTGCTACTACCGTAAATGATTTAGAAGAAGGATAATTACCTGCTAAGTTCGCCGCACTATTAGTCAATTGACTAATAGCTCTCCACTCTCCCGCCGCTGGCCCTGTATCATTTACATAGTTGTCAGTGTTATTAGGGGCTACTTTGAACTTCAGGGTACCCTTATTCTTCTGAACACCATTCACTAAAATAGGGGCGAATTTAAAGTTTCGGAGTACCTGTAAGGTTGATGGATTTTGCCTTGTCCGATATACCTGAATAGATAAAGCAGGTGGGAAGTACTCAAGTACATCAATTTCCACTTCTTTTGGTAAAGAGGTACGCCCGCGACTATCTGTAATAGTAGCCCGTACCTTAACATTACCGTTAAAATCAAGTGGACCAAAGCTCTGACCATTACTATTAATTGAGTATTTCTTACCTACAATGTAGGCGTCCATACTCTTAATTGTTGAACCGTAACTACCTTGGGCTCCGTTAAAGGATATCGCAATATCCGATACAATCTGAATAAACGTGTTACCTGGAACTAAACTAGCCGCCGTCTTGTTCTTATCAACTAGCGTAATTGACTCAAGTGACGGCTGAATGGAGTCGGGTAAGGACGCCGTAAAGTTCACTGATTTAGTACCTAACCTACGACCGCCGTTAAAGGTAGTAATATACAAGGTACCTACCCCTGAAATATTATTAGGTATCTCTCTAGCCAATTCCATAGGTACATACCAGTTCGCATAAGAACCCGCATTAGATGTAACAAGTCCTTGTTGATTACCGAAGTGATATCGAATCTCGTGGTAGTAGGAACCTACTGCCCGTCTAATACTAATTGAACACATTTGACCGATAACGCAGTTACTAAGGGTTATGTCACTTGTTCGTGGAATAGTTGTAAGCGTAAAGTTACTACTAATATTCAATGAACCCGGTGCTGGAGACCATCCACCATCCCCACTAAAGTGAGCGGAGAATCCAAAAGTCTTAGCCCCGTCTTCATTATGTCGTACCGTAAATGTTCGGTCAATTAACCAAATCATGGAGTTGAATTGTAGCATAGCTGGTCGACCTGACCACTCTTGCTTTTGACCATCAATGACTACATTTGCATAACAGTTATATTCTGCGAACGAGTACCATTCGTTATGTAGGGACAGTCGAGCTCGAACTTGACTTGTATTTTGTTCGACGTCCTGACTTACCTGGTCAATCCATAATCTTAATCTATAACCTCGGTCACTATTGGACCAAAATTCTGCCATAGTTTTCCTCCTATCCTACATATCGGCATACGTTTAAATCTGGGTCGGCGTAATGCTGTTCAGTAATAAATCTACCAATTTGAAGTGATTTAGTAAATACCCCGTTATCAATGTGAATGACCCCCTGGCTAATATACATGACTTCTTTACCTGCGCTGAACATTGAAATTCTGTCAGGGGATACCTTAATAGTAGCACTTGCGTCATTCTTACCTATAATCAGCCCTTCGTTACTAGATGACATATAGGTATCAATGAATTTTTTCAGTTCACGAAGTCCACCCAATTCAGTTACAGTAGCTTCTATTCGACGTCCCGCGTCAATTAGATCTGCTTCCGACTTACTAATAGCTTCCTCATTAGCTTTAATACGAGCTGCATAAGCCTTTTCTAAGTCACTAAGTTGTTCCATAGTAGCTTTTGCGGCTAACTCTGCTTCGTAAATCTGAGACTTTTCTGCTAGAGCATTTAGCTGGTCTTGGGTCAGTTTACCGTCAGCTTTACTGTTAATACGGTAAGCTATATCTTCCGGAGCTTCCGTATGACTAGTAGTTACAGTACCTACTTCGACTTTAATCATAGCTAGCCATGCTGTAGTTTCTTGACTTAGTAAGTGAATGATAACGTCCTGGGAACATTTAGTATCTTCCGCTAAACATAAGTAAGTAGAGTAGTACTTCCAATCTGTCGTTAAGTATAGCGGTTCAAGTGTACCCCTATGCCCAGGTCGGAAGTCAATTCTTGCGTTAGCTTTGTTACTTTTACCCCAGAAGCTGACTCGAACATTTCGGTTAGTAAATCCATAGTTCGTAGATTCCCGACCGTCCCCGCCTACCCGAAAAGTAATTTTTTGGTTTTCGTACTTACCGTTCCAGGTAGAGTCTAATTTAAGTGTATTATACCCTCTATATTTAGTAGTGGTATCAATACTTGCGACTAGCTGTCCCTTAGTATCTTCGCGGCCGTCAATTAGTTCATAAGTAGAGTACCGCTCCTTCAGGCCGAATGTAAACAAGGAATTAAGGAAAAGGTTAACACCGCCTACCTGTACATTAGCCATACGGTCGAACCATCTATATTTCTTAGGATCAGTACTATCGTCTGCTGTAAAGTCGGAGTAATATCCCATGTATTGTTGGTTCTTGTCCTGTAGACTAAAATTCCGAGACCCGTCTAAGCTCGAGGCGTAGGCTACATGGAAGTACGAAGTTTTACCATCTGCCCCAGCTTTACCCGGAATACCTTGGGCTCCATCACGACCTGCCCATTTAGTCCATCTATATGTGGCTTTGTCTTTAGAATGAGCCTCGTTATAGTCTTGGTACATTCCAATATAAGCACGATCTTGATCAGTATGACTAAATCCTGTACCGTCCGGACTGTCGGAGAACGCAATGTGGGTAAACTGAGACCTTCCGTCTCGTCCAGGGGTACCTGGAATACCTTGCCTACCGGTCTCTCCTTGAAGTCCGGGAAGACCTCGTGGGCCTTGTTCCCCAATCTTGGATACAGAATATCCGGTCTCACTTGTCTTATCTGTATAATGCCAAATAGTTCGAGTCCATAGATAAAATCCGGGTTGAACTGTTGGAATACTGCTAGTCCAGTTATCCGTAGGCGGCTCAGTACCGGAAGTAGAACCTGCGTAGGTAATATCCGTATGGTGTAGCCCTACGCCGTCCTTCCCTGCGATACCGTTATTCCCGTCATTACCGTCACGAGCTATATAAGTCTTCTGATAGGCGGTCTCAGAAGTAGTATCCGTATAAGTCCAGGTGGTTCTAGTCCATAGGAACTTACCCTTTACTAAACTAGGAACTTGCTGGGTCCATGTTGTCGGAGCAGTTTGGTCATTATCCGAAAGTCCGTAAACGACCTCAGTACCTTTTAGTCCTACACCATTTTTACCTGGAAGTCCGTCACTCCCTGAATCCCCTTTAGGACCCTGAGTACCCATACGGGCTACCGAATAACCTACTTCAGAAGTATTATCTGTATACGTCCATTTAGTACGTGTCCAAAGATATTCACCATAGGGAACTTCTGGAACGCTAGACTGCCAACCCCCAGCTGGAACGTCTGTCCCGGAAGTAGCTCTAGCATAACTAATTTCAGTATTTTTAATACCTACACCATCTTTACCAGCTATCCCATCATTCCCGTTATTCCCGTCACGGGCTATATAGGTTACGGAGTATCCTGTCTCGTGCGTACCGTCGGAGTATCTCCAAAATGTCTTAGTCCATAAGTATCTACCCTTAGTAAGTTCAGGAACTTGCGAGGACCAACCATCTGTAGGGGCTTGAGTACCGGATAAGCTAATACAATAAGTAATATCAGTATCTACGATACCTACACCGTTCTTACCGGCTACCCCGTCGACTCCATCTCGTCCAGGTGTACCGGGTTCCCCGTTACGTCCCTGCTTACCTTCGGGACCTTCGATTTTAACCCACGTAAAGTCGTCAGGTTTTAGGTCTTCCGAACGTTTCGTAGTAGTTAGGACACCTATATACTTACCGTTCTCTGTGTTAAATCCTGTACCTAAAATGTCATTAGCGTACCTAATAACTACATGAGATTGCTCCTCGTTACCCGAAGAAATTGCTCCGTCCCCGTCGTCGTTAATTAGGTCCATTAAGTCCCGTCTAGGGTCATCGAATGTAATCTGCGAGTTCGATAAGTCATCGTAGTCTACTGAGCGCGCCGTAACCTTACGCCACTCGTTCAGCTTATAGAAGTCATCCACTACTAGCTGACTGTGATGTAAGTCAGGTACCTTATCGTACAAAATTGCTGACGCTTCATATGTAACTAACGGCTTGGCGTATACATCTAAATAGGCTCTAGCCGCATCCAGCATACTTTGTTTAATCTTGAAGCGGTCATCGTGCTTAGATTTAGGAATGTATCTAGGACGCATCTGACGTTCCGTGAACCATGAAACATCAATTAGGTAGTCACTTCCGTGGTTAATACTTGCGAATGTAAGTTCCTCGTCGTCGTTTTCCCCTTTACCTGTCAGCTTGTAAGCCGTACAAAGGTTACGGGAATCTTCCGCCCTTACGATATGGTTCAGGTTTTCTTCGACTACTAAAGGATAATCGATTTTAGATTCAGTATACTGCTGGATAATTACGACAGTTTTGACATAACGAAGTTCTTGTTCGAATACCTCTTCGTACCCGAATGTCAGTTCCATGTTATACTGTTTAGCTAAATACCGAAGTTTATATAGTCCTGAATTTTCCTTTAAGGTAATGGACCGTACAGGTCGGTTACCCGAGTCTGTAGGAATGACTAATTTAACCCATTTGCCGAAATCTTTAGTAATAGCTTCCGCAACGGCTTGAACAGTACTTCCTACCATTCTAATAGGTTTAGGTAACCCCTCAGCTAATTCGTACCATAACGCATAACAAGTAAATTTAGTTAGTCCTTTAGCTGAATTGTCGTCCTCCGCAAACTTAATACGGAACCATCTTTCGCCAAATTTGACTACATTTTCAGTCTTTAAGTGTTGATAGATAGATGAAGTTTCTACTGCTTCGAACGTAAATACTTCCTTACCTTTCGAACGAGTAATGATTTCATCTTCATAGTGCTTATGGAAACACTCTACACTAGCGCCCAGTAGATTGAAGTTCTGATCATATACGTAAAGAAGGCTATCCGGAATAGGAGTCATGACTAAATTGTTATCAATCATCTAGCGCCTCCTTAGTAATAGGACGGGGACAGCGAATAACGGACCTGGAATGGAAGATTCGTCGTCCATGTCGCCGTATCACTGGTTCGGTAACTAATTCTAAGTACTGATTTTCCTGAAGGAATTTTAAAGAATTGTGCATTTTTCAAATACCCGAAAATGTTCTTAACATTATTGTTAATAGCTAATTGAAGTAGTTCGAATGTCCCGAAGTTGAACTTAATTCGATTTCCAGGATCAAGGATAATAGAATTAGTTCCAAATTCTACAGAACCTTGTCCAATACATTCAATTCGAATGTAGCCTGGAAGACGTTGGGTAGTACTAATTTCTACTTCGAAATGTCTTGTAGGTCTACCGGGATTAGTAATCTCGTGACCGTTAACCCCCGAAGCGTAATTATACTGACCAGTAATTACACTCTTAGAATATTCGTAACCATCTTTAAATTGAATACCTATTTTAGTAATAAGGTGAGCTTGTGCAAAAATTGGAACGTCTGTCAGTACACCTGGTTCACTTTCCCCCAAGAACTTACCGTATCGGAAAAATTCGGGGTCTTCTTTTGTGGAAATCTTCCAAAAAGATCGACTTCTAATGAATTGTTTAAATGCTCGATACGTAGCGTTCACATCTTTTTCACTTTCGCCCTCAATTAGAACTGTAATGGAGGCAGTAAGTCCAGAAAAGGCAGTAGACGGGGAATCGAGTACCCCGTCAATACCTTCCGGATTTTTAAATCCTCCGTCCTTTAGAGCTGCGAAGCTAATTCCCGAATATTCTAAAATAGTTACCCCTTTAGTAGATAAGTCAATATCGTCCACTAAAATAGTATCTCTATTCGCCATTTAGTCTTCCTTTCTAAGGTGTTACAATGTTACCCATGCCGGATAACGTTTCCTTACTTTTATTATACAGTCCGCGGGACAATTTGTCTACATCATCATTGCTACGAACAATGATAGTTCCGATAGTAATGTTACCTCCAGATGATTCACCACCGTCTTTAGGTTCATTAGAATCTGTAGGACGTTGATTAATCTTGTACAAATCTACCGTAGGCGCAGTAGCGGCTGACTCAACTAAACCTAATTGAGGTCCTTTAAGTGTATCAGGTACTTGGTCCATTACATGATCGTAGATATCTTTAACCTTGTCAATAATACCGTTATCCTGAACATCCATAGTAATGTCACTTAGCGCATCGGATACAGCTTCCGCCATCTCTCTTGCGTTATCTCGAACAGTTCGAATCATGTTAGTAATACCGAGGCCGAAACCTTCTCCGGTATACTTACCGATTTTCATCATTTTACGAGACGGTGACTTAATCCCTAGCCACGATTTAGCGGCGTTCCACGCACTTTTAGCCATATTCGCGGCGGCATTAGCAGCGGCTCCAATCGCTCCGGAAATCCCGTTAACAAATCCCATTACGAAGTTCTTACCAGCTGACGCCATTTGTCCTACAAATGAACCTACTTTGGAAATCATTTGGCTACCCATGGAAGCAATCTTACCAACGGCTGAACCAATCTTACCGGCAATACCGCTAATGAAGCTAGTAAGTAATTTAGCCCCCGAAGACAACATCTGTCCTACAAATGAACCAATCTTACTAATCATTTGACCCATCATACTTCCGATAGTAGATAGGAGTGAACCTAATACTGACAGGATACCACTTACTAATGAAGTTAGTAACTGAACCCCTGCTTGAAGTAATTGAGGTAGGTGACTTAGGATAGTAGATAATAGCGAGGCTAGAATCTGAATAGCTCCTTGAATTAGTTGAGGTAGTACACTAATAAACCCTTGAAGTAAGGATGTAAGTAACTGAACCCCGGCATCCAGTAATTGAGGAAGTGCGTTAATAAACGCTTCCAGTAACGCTGTCAGAATTTGAATAGCGGCTTCAATTAACTGAGGAAGTACCTGAATAAGTCCTTGAATTAACGCCGTTAGCATTTGAATACCTGCGTCAATAATCTGCGGTAAATTATCAACAATAGCCTGAATGAGGGCCATGATAATCTGAAGACCTGCTTCGATTAACGTAGGTAAAGCCTGTACAATACCGTTAATTAGGGCCATCATAATTTGTACCGCGGCTTCTATGATAGACGGTAATGCCTGCACAATAGCCCCGATAAGAGCTTGTATAATTTGGATACCGGCTTCAATTAACTGAGGTAGGGCTTGTATTAGGCCGTTAAGTAACGTGGTAATAATCTGTACCGTAGCCTGTACAATCTGAGGTAAGGCTTGGGAAATACCCTGAATAAGCGTAGTTAAAATCTGCATTCCAGCGCTAACTAATTGCGGTAGAACCGAAACTAGTGTTTGGGTAATAGCTGTTATTACCTGACTAATAGTCTGGGTAATTTGTGGAATAGCCTTAGTAATACCTTCAATAATTTTAACTAAGATTTCGGTTCCCTTTTGTACGAACTGTGGTAAGTATTTAGTTATAGCGTCTGCTACATTTTGAATCGTAGTAGACAAGTTATCAAACACTTGACGGATACCGTCTGCGTTCAGATTTCCAGTCTTAGCCCACGCTGTTAGGAATGATACTACTAAACTAATAGCTAGTCCAATAGGGCCAGTAATTCCTAGAAATGCTAATCCAAACTTAGTAATAGCAGATACGGCGAGGGACGCAACCCCTCCAATCTTACCGAACGCTCCTCCCATCTTTTCAAGTACTCCACCAATGAACCCTTTAATAGAGTCACCAGCTACACCTAATTTTTCGGAGAAGTGTTTCAAAGGTTCACCGATTTTATCTCGAACCACCTGTCCAAACTCTTTAGCTTTCTGACCAGCTTGATGTAACCATTCCCATAAGACCTTGAGTTTTTCAGCTGCCCATTGAGCGGCTACCCCTAACCCATTCTTAATAGACGGCCAAAGCTTGTCAATAAAGTTCCTAAATGTTTCGGACTTGGTATACGCAATCATAAATACGGCCACGAGTGCATAAATAATACCAATTACTGCGGCTATTGTTCCCATAGTTCCCGCAAATCCAGCGCCTAAGAATTGAATAGCAGTCTTAACCTTAACAATAGTACTAATAACAGTACCAAATATTAGTAATAGTGGACCTAACGCTGCGACCATTGTCCCGAAAATAACTACCATTTTCTGACCCAATGGTGACATATTTACGAACCCTTCAATGAGTTTCGTAATCCATCCCACTAGTTTGGATAAAGCCGGTTCAAGAATTTGTTGAATAATAATGGCGGCTGACTCGAAAGCTCCTCCCATTTGTTCAATCTTACTTGCTAAGTTATCCTGCATGGTAGCCGCCATTTCCTTAGCCGCACCATCCGAATTAATTAGTGAGTTGGTCATCTTATCCAGCTTTTCAGGGCCAGCGTCAAGTAACGCTAACATACCTGAAAGGGATTGCTGACCGTACAATGTAACCAAGTGTCGGTTACGTTCCTCTTGTGTTAACCCTGCGGTAGCTTTTTTCAGCTGACCAATTTGTTCACGAAGAGGTACCATTTTCCCGTTAGCGTCGTAAAACGATACACCAAGTTCATCCATGGATTTAACCATAGCCTTAGTAGGTTTAGCAATACGGGACAAGGCTCCACGGAGTGTCGTACCTGCTTGTGAACCTTTAATACCTGCGTCCGCCATGATACCAATAGACGCCGCAGTTTCCTCTAAACTTAATCCCATTGAGTGGGCTACAGGAGCTACATACTTCATAGCTTCCGCCATGTCTACAGTCTCTGCGTTAGTGTCTGCGGCGGCTCTAGCGAATACGTCTGCTACGTGTCCAGCTTGATTTGCTTCAAGTCCAAACGCACGTAAGGAACTAGCCATAGCGTCCGCACTTTGGGCTACGTCCCCTCCGGACACGGCCGCAAGGTCTAATGTACCGGGCATTGCGTTCATGATTTCATTTACAGAGAAACCAGCTGACGCTAAGTTCTCCATCCCCTGAGCAGCTTCTTTAGCACTGAACGCCGTCTTAGCACCTAATTGAATAGCTTGTTGCTTCATCTTGTCTAGCTCATTTCCAGTAGCACCGGCAATTGCCTGTACACGGGACATTTGAGCTTGAAACTCGTTACCTACTTTGACGGAAAGTCCCGCCATAGCTAATAGGGGTAATGTAACTGCTTTAGTCATCGTTTTACCCATAGAGGTCATAGATGAACCAATTTGAAACGCTTTCGAGGATTCGACGGCTAGTCGTTGGGCCTGACTTTGAGCTAAATTTAGCTGGGAGGTAAAGTTGGAGATATCTAGTGTCATCTTTGCGGCAATAGTACCTAAATCCATTTAAACTCCTTTCATCAATAAAATAAGGGTGACCGGAAAGGTTCACCCTAGTAACGTTTGAAGACCCGGATTGCTCTTTTCATCTTCCGGATACCGAGGTTGTTTATCGTCGGCTAAGTATCTAATATAGGCGACTGCCGCGGTATCGAAACAATATTTTCCAATATCGGTCTGAAACCCAGCAACCTCGCTAGGACGGATATGAAATTCGCTAGCCACTGCTATGACATTAGTCATCTCCCTTGACATTACGAAAGGATTCAGCTTCTTGAACCTCTCCGTACATAGCTCCGAAGATGGTCATCAACTGCTCATCCGTTAGGTACTCACCTACTTCTGCGTATGTAGGTTGAACCATTGAAGCTTCTGCGAATACTCGAAGAAGTTCAGCCATATCCTTCACACCTGAATCAGATGCGCTAAGTTTAGCTAACGCTTGTTTCTTAACTTCATCTGTAATTCCTGCGGTAACGTCAGTAGCTGATCCCGCTTTAGTATCCTCACCAAAAAGTTCAGTTACCTTACCTAACAATGTATTAGGGATACGCCCATTAGCGAGTAAGGCCATGATACCTGTGGTTCGGATTTGAATGTGAATAGGTTCGTCCTTTGGAGTAAATCCAGGAATCTGGATAATCTGGAACGAACGATTCTTAAATTCTTCTGCGGTGATAATCTTAACTGATGTCATAGTAGTTGTCCTCCTTTAAATCTAGTCGCCGTATTGTGCTACTAGTGTAATATCGCGGTCTGGTACATTCATAGTATCGAAGTCCCAAACAGTTGAATCACCTAATACTTTCCAGCCCTTGAACTGTTTACCACTAGGTCCAGTAGGGTCAGCCGGTTTAGGTGTAATCTTCTTACCTGTTTCGATTCGAAGTGCGTCAGCGGTACCTGTACCACCGTTCAAGTCGAATGAAATTGTACGAAGTACAGCAGGTAATTCAGCTACATAGTCCATACCCTTGATAGGTAGACCAGCCTTAGTAGCTTCACGAGCCTTGATTGTAAACTCAGGGGCGTAAAACTCTTTACCTACGTTCATACCAGGTGCGGTACCGGTACAGTTGTTCAGTGTAAGTTTTACGTAGTTTACAATTGAATCCCCTACATAGTTAGGGATATACAAGGTCATGCGGAATGGTTTCATGTTTGCGGCACCTGATGCCAACATAGGTGAATCATATCCAGCAATAGCTCCACCCTGACGACGAACTGTACCACCTTCAATTAAAGCCATGACTTCTGGGTCGAATGTATTGTCTTTAAATGTGAGGTTATATCCGTACAAAAGGTCTGGAGTACGTACAATAGCTAAAATACGAGTATCGTTACGTTTAAGGTCTTCAGTACCTTCAGATGTAACGGCCTCGAGTTCAGCAGTTTCTGCCGTATCCATTGCGAACTTAACTCCTCCAACTTTAGGAAGCTGAGTGAGCGGGTCAAGTTCTTCAATTTCTACGTACTTAATCCCGTAAAGAATATCTTTACTCATTTATGCAATTCCTCCTTGCGGTATTCGGTATTCAATTTCCATTCTATGACGTTCTAAAGTTACGTCATAATAGTCACCTGTCTCGGCGTACGTAATTTCGTATCCCATCTCATTGATAAGTTTTCGAACCTGTGCGCCGTACTGGTCAATTGGAATAATTGAATTTGCGTGAACGTAAATTTTAACCTTCCAATAGGCAAAACTTCCTAAACGATTAGTCTGACTCGGTAGTCGATGACTGTAAGCTAATACGATATAGTCATCCGGCCGTTCTTCCTGCTCGTCTGGTGTAGGGTTACCTAGACTTAAAAAGGTAGGAGGGGCTGCTGGTTGAAAAGTTGGAAGGATTTCTTTTAACCTGTCCATCATAGTAGTTCGTTTCGTCATACTATCTCCTAACTCAATAATCTTCTTAATGAGCGATAAAGCTCTTCGACGTTCTCCTCTATAGATTCCTCTAAGATTTTAAACCGTCTTTGATGCGCTAATTCTAGCCAGTAACCGTAGGACATATGATGGGCCACTACAATCATTACCTGGTCTTGAGTTACGAACCCAGCAGAACCTGCTAGTTTCTGACGGGCGTTACCTGTACGGTCAGTCCAAGGTGCGTGTTCTTTTGCGTAAGCTTCCATCTTAGTAGCCGCAATTTCCGCTAGTGTTAGAATTGATACTTCAATCTTACTGCGGTACTTAATGCACTCCGCTACAAAGGAATCTACATCATAAACTAGCTCAGCCATTAGTCCTTAACCTCCAGTTTAACCTCGAGTAGAATGTTCTGCTCTAATATGTTATTAACTTCAGTAACTCGGTACTTTCGATCGGATACTAGTATTGTAACTGTATCATCTCGTCGAATGTCTAATCCCTGTTCCCATAGAACCAATAACCTAATAGAGTTCTGCGATAATACTCGTCCTCCGTCACTTGCGTTAACGGATAGGTTAGGGGACGAAGCGTTGTCAAATACGCAACGTAAGTCACTGCGTACAATACCACCTCTAGTATCCCGCTTCCGTCCACCGTAACCGTCCGACACCCAGACATCTCTAGTAATAGTAACATGAGTAGGGGCGGTGTCTATAACACGACGAACCTGTGACCTAAAATAGTTCAAGTTATATGTCATGTACCGTCCGCCCTTCTCATTAAAATAGTAGACCCAGCACTAGCTTTAAATTCGGCTTCCTCCTGTTCGCGTTTGTACTCGTCAAAGAATAACTGAGCCATGCTCTTCCAGTAATCAGCGTCACCTTGTAGCTTGATAGGTCCTAGTGTTACAGCATCATTTCGAGTATTCAAAAGGCAAATCTTGTAACTTACATAAGCCACTGACTTATGTTGGTCAAGTAGAGCGGAAATTTGCTCATCAGTTAATGGATTTACCGAATTGACATTATCAGTATTTATTTTAACTAATTCAATATCCGCTTCTTTAGCCATTTTACTCTCCTAACTCATAGTGAATCAATGCGTCAATGTATTCACTTTTACGTGACAATGACGTGATGTCAATACCATTGGATTCAGCCAGTTCTAAAAGTTCCCCGACTTTCATACCGGCGTATTCCTTACGCATAATTTCAATTTCAGCTTCCCGTGGATCAAGTGGTGACGGTTCAGATGGGTGAACTGTATCAGCATCATTTTGATTTAGAATTTCATCTGAATCCGCCTCTTTTACATGCTCCGCCTCCTGAATCGGGAGAGCAAAACCACGTTGAATAAGGGAATCTGCTAAAGAATCTGGACACTCAAAAGTAGTACCTGCGTGAACTACCGAACCCTGTACAATTACCGAAGTAACAGATTTTAGAACTGCCATATCGAATCCTCCTAGTTCGTCTTAATCACACCTACGTAGTCGATACCTTCGAATGATGGAATCATTACAGCGGATACCACGGTCACTACGTTAACTGGATGAGTTTCCTTGAAGGTAGTAACTGTAGGTCCTCCAGCGAGTACTTGAACTTGGGCGGCTGAACCACCTGTTGACAAGTCAAACGCTTCTGGAGTAGTTCCGTACCATGTGTGACCTACTGGAGTAGGAGGTAGAAGTACTACGTTACCGTCATCAATTAGGCTAAATTGACGAATATTTCCATAGTCAGGAAGTTTGTCAGCTGAAGCGAATTGAGCAATCTTCTTGCTATATACTGCAATTTGAAGTTCAGTCTTAGCTGCTACAAATTGTTCGGCATCTGCAGGAAGGAGCATCAAGTTCTTCCAGTCACCTTGTACACCCATAGCAAGAGCTTTCTTAATAGATTCACTCTTAACCATGTCATTGTATGTCTTACGGTTCAGGATCATACGAGTAGGACGTACACCTGTACGGTCTTCGATATCATCCATCGCAGCAAGAATGTCTTTGACTGGGTCAGATTTAGTAGGATCTGTCCAAACTTGAGCCGCAGTGTACTTCTGTTTAGCGTCCATATTGTAATCATATGTGTATTGTGCTTCTGCGTTGGTAGATTTAACAGTAAATTTACCGTACTGAAGCAACTGCATACGCATATACTCTGCTTGAGCTTCTACACCGTCTACTAAATTCTTAGTATCGTCGTAGAGTTGAGTGATGATTGGTTGAGCAAGTCCGACACTTTGAGTCAAAAGAAGTTGCAAGTTTTGACGGTCTTTTTCACCAAGTCGCATTGACTCACGGAAGAAGGCCATCTCTGTTGCTTGTTTTTTGAACCCAGCACGTTCACGGATGCTAGCCTTAGCATCGTAGTTAGATGGTTGAATTGTTACTGGAAGGTTAGATCCACCTTTCAACCAGCTAATATCTGTACCCGTTTGTTGGGCGTTAGGGAACAATTGAGGTCCGAGGTATTGTAATGCATTAGAAGGCAAAGATTGAATATAGCTTGCCACCTCATTAGCATTTAAGTAGTCATAAATGTTCATTCATTAGCCTCCTATTTTACAACTAAAATCATAGCGTTCTTAGAAGTAGGTACTGCTCCCCCTACTTTTTGCAACGCAGCGTATTTAACGAATCCATGAACAAGAACTGTAACAGTTACATTTTCTTCGCCTGGATAAACTTCTTGGTCTGTGAAGATTACACCGTCAAATTGTTCACTTGCTTGAGTAACCTGAAGACCTGTAGAACGACCATCTAGTGTAGTCGCATTAGTAACAGTAGTACCCGCTAAGATGTATTTCTTACCGTTTACTTCCGTAGCAGCAGTAGCCGGAATTTGAGCTGAAAACGCTACATAGTGGTCCGGAATTGCTACAATACTGCGAGTGGTCTGATTTAAATCAGTAGTCTTAACACGCACATTTGGCATGAGCTTTCCTCCTATTATTTAAAGAATGAAGTAGTTTCTGATTGATCCGCTTGGACTTTACCCACCGCGGCCGCCAGTTGCTTACCAAAGGCCCCAACCTCTTTCGGAGGTGTAGGACTAGAACCTAATCGACCTGAGTTGCCTGGGTTACCTGTACCCGCCTTACCCGGTTCGGGTGAACCTTCTGGTTCAGGTTGAGGTTCTACGTCTTTGAATAAGTATTTCTTAGACTCCTGTACCACTTTCAGTTGGTCCTCTAGACCTTCTACCTTACCATCGTCGTTGACAGTAATTTTAGATAAGTCCATGAACCCTAGAATGTCAGAGGCTGGAGCAATGGAGTTCTGAATCAATGGTGTCAACCGTGACTCTAAAATAGCATTCTTAGCTAACGCTGATTGAGCTTCTAGTTTCTGCGTAAGTGTCTGAATGGTAGCCTGCGCATCGCTATTATCTTCCACTTGTTTAGCTAGCTTCTCTAGTTGCTCTTTCTGTTCAGTAACTGAACTGTTAGCAGAATCCCGCTGACGAACAACTTCGTCGAACCTAGCATGAGGAACAAAGTGTTCTCCGTCCCCGTCAATAAATACCTTAGCATCTAATTCTTTCGAATTATTTTTAATAGTATCTTCAACCTGCTTTACCGTTGCATCATCAAGTCCTTTTAGAAGGTCTTTCAGTTGGTACGCCATATTTTCTTTCCTCCTGAGTTTACGCCCTCCGGCTGAATCTTCTGTTTTTATTTAATCTTGGAACAGTGAAACCAAGTTCGAGCCATTAAGGTGGCAAGTCCTTTCTTACATATTATAACATAAATAAAGACCATTCGGAAAAATGGTTCGGAAACTGATGTAGACTATTTATAGACTAAAAAGAGATTCGAAAGTTTCGAACCTCTAATAACTTTTAACAAAATCAATATCACTTGCGTTGTACCGAGTAGGATCGTTCAGTTCACTGTACCAGGTATCTAATTCTTCATTAGGTTCGCCGTGTACCCATGCCCTTAGTTCATCCGCGATCTCGTCCATAGACTTATCGTACCAGACAGTCTGGTAACACATACCGTTCGGATGATCGAAAGGACATTCTTCTATAGGAAAGATTTCTCCGTCTAGGTCTATACATGCCTGACAAGTTCTACCCGGCGCGTGTACAGAATGCCACTGAACATATTTACAAAAAGGGTTCACTTTTCCCCAAGAACGAACTCCTGCGGTAGCTGAATGACTAATAGTAGTTCTAGCTAATCTTAAAGCATTGTACTCTAGGTTCTGATACTTTCTAGCTGTAGTAGGACCAAGTGTTTCAGATATCTTTTCAGCGTTCCATACTTTGCGAGCAGCTGGATTAACATACTGTTCTAACATCTTAGACATATCCGCTGCGCTCATCCCACTAGCCAGTCCACGGGTAACTACTTCTTGAATATCGTTACCCGCTTTTGAAGCTACTGACCAAATACGTTTGGATAAGTTCTTTCCATCTTTGTAGATTTCACCCTTCACTACAGCTTCCGCCGCTAGTTTCGAATACACTAAAGAGATACCTCGAAGAACTCGTTCGAAGTCTTTTGCAGTACTCTGACCATCTTCTCCTAATAGAGCTAAAGTATGTAGTAGTTGTCCGTCCAGTACATTCTTAGCGGCTTTCCGGGAGTAGGTAGTAGCTAATTCTAATATAACTGAATACAAGTCATAAGCATAATCTTTATAGATTCGTTTAGGTAAGTATCCAGTTCTGGACTTCTCGATCTTACTAATTAGGTCCTTAGTTGCGTCATTAAACGCTTTCAGTACCGCTGTCTCCTGTTCCAGGTTCAGTTTCACTGTCCTCCGATGAATTGCCTTTTCCCAGCTCGACAAGTAAGAATTCTTTTTCGCGTTCACTAATATTCAACTCCTTCTTCAGTTTACGTGTAAGGCCCTGAATCTTAGTAGCCGCATGTTCGTCCTGAATACGAATAGCATGGTAACGGTTCTGATTAATGTTAGGACCTTTGTCTAGTTCGGCTTTGATTTGTCGGCGATATGTGTTACGGTCACGGATTAGTTCATTGACCTTCTTATCCCCTACGAATGTAGTGTAACGCATCCGACAGTTCGGACATTCGAAGAAACGCCAGTCGTACACCTTGTCAATCTTAGTGTCGTGGATGTCCTTCTGATGTAGTTCGAAGTGGGCGTCACAATAATCACACTTGATTTTAAATGTCTCGTTCGACATCTTCTCCGTGCTGTTCGTCTTTGTGTTCCGGACTACCTGCTTCTTCATTTGTTTCTTCCGGGCGTTCTTGTTCATCTTCAATCTCCTGTTCATCTAGTTCTTGGGCTAATTGCGGTAATGCTCCTGCGGTTACTTCATCAAGTTGGGCTTGTTCTTCTAGAATACGGTTCCATTCTTTGTCTGCTTGTTCCTTCTTACTAAATTCTTCAATGTAGGCTTGGTGACTGCGTACATTAGTTTGAACTTCATTGAGCGCAACTTGACGGGCAGATGCTTCGTCACTTGGTAATGGGTATTTATGTTCAATTGACAATGTAGTAAGAGCTGAATAGCTATTCTTAATTTCGTCAGGTAATACACCTAAGTCTACATTTACTTTAGCTAAAATTTCTTCAATCATTGTGACCATCCATTGAATAGCTGAATCCCATTCAACCCACTTAGAATCACAACGGCTCATAAGGTCGTAGAATAGGAATTGCATTGCGATACCTGATGGAGCATTCTGAACCTTTTCCGGAAGGGGTTGGTCCATCAGTTCATACATTGCTTTTTTAGCTTCATCTAAATAGTACTGCGCGGCTGGTAGGAAATTAAATGTTCCTGAGATGGTAGTGACTTGAGCTTGTCTAGCTGAACCGGAACCTCCGATAGCCGCAGTATGGTCAGACTTGATATCCACTAAAGCATTCGGAGCAATCTTCATTCCTTTAAGAGATTGACTTGAACCGTCAATGACTACAGGTTGTTCAAACATCTTGAACTTCAACGCATCACGTAAGTCTGAAACTGTTCGGTTATAGTTGTCCCCGATTGTAATGAGGTCCTTCACGTCACTTGAACCATAGATGTCATTCGTCAAAGGTTCGTTCAGAATCACTCGACATGGGATTTCAGTTAGGCCAGTTGGTGCGGACTCCTGTACAGTTAGAGGTACTTCAACAGGGTTACCTAAATTATCTGTAATTTGGATTAGCTTAGCTTCTGTCTTTTTAATAGTAGTGGTACCCTCTTCTGTGACGTAGATTTGATTCGCTTCTCCGTCTGTTAGTGTATAGGTTAACCAGCACTCTTCCTCGTCGTCCTTCAGCGCATCCGCGATTCCAGATTCAGAAGCACTTGCTTTCATTTCATAACGATAGTGGTGCCATAGTTGTGATTCAGCTTCCATACCTTTAGTACGTTCATCTTGGTACACAATGTCTACCGCTAATAGACGTGATGGGTCTTTAGGGTCTACGATGTAAGTGAACTGTGGCATAGAGTAGAATTGAACATCAATCTCCTGTCCCTCATTACCTAATACTAACATTAGAACACGTTTTCCTACTGTCGCATCTACTAGAGCATTTGCTGCTTTTGGCCAGAACTTAGCTTTATTTAGAATGTCATCAAATAGGATACGTTTATTCTCCGCCGCCTTGTCTTGACTCTGAACAAGTGGGTTGAATGTTAGTTCAGGTTCATTACCCATCATGAAACGAGCTTGCTTCTTGATCAGCTGTTTCACAAAGTTACGGATCTCTCGAGTAGGTACATAATCTAGACCTTCCTCCTTAATCTTCCAGGTTTGACCGTAATCACTATTCATGTCAGTGACGTCGAACCCGTCGAAGTATTGATAGTACTTCTCAACCTCCTGAAGTTCCTTCTTGAACTTGACATTCTGCGCCAGGGGACTTAGGAAAGCCTGACTAAGAACTTCATCAGTATGAGAAATAGCTTTAGATTTTTTAGCCATTTGTAATTCCTCCTTATTAGTATTATACAACTTTATTGGCTAAAGTGTTTACGCCCTTGCGCCTTTTCCGCTCAACACTTGAATTTCAAAACCAAATTCATCGTTAATAAGTGCGTCAGTGAGACAGGCATATCTATTACGGTCCATACAGTGGTCGAACTCTTTTACGACTTGGTCCACCCCGCGTTCACTAGCCTTATTGTCCCAGCTATACGCGTAGTACTCGTCTATGTCGTGCGTGTTACTTGGGTCTAGTGTAAAACGATTTTCATTTAATAGTTCAGCGTGGAATGAAATACCTAGGTTCACATCGTTCCGCGCAGGTATGATTGGAATCTGTTTTCGAACTATATAGGGATGTTTCTGTAGTTCAACAATCATAGCAGACGCAGAAGGGTCTAATATAATGTATTCAATGTCGTATCCACGTATCATATTCACTAAATCATTAGCGTATTCTTTTGTTGTCTTTTGTAAGACGTTCGAAAAGGTACTGTCAGATTGGATATCTGCTTCTGTTAATTGTTGTTCAGCTTCGCGACCTGAATGGTAATAAGATTCGATTAGGTGGTAGTGACGAAGACGTTTCGAATATCCATACACCCCAAAGGTCGTCGCATTGTAGATACCAAAGTCTCCTGCTACAAAGATACGGTCGAACCCTATGTTTAGTTCTCTGACATGCTGTTCTTCATTGAACATTGAATACACTAATCCATCTGCTGTTACCCATAGACCTAATATGAATCGTTTACGGAAGACTCCAGCGTACATCTTTTCATACCGCGCTTTAATTGCGGGACTAAGACTTGGGTTATCGTTCATAGTGAAATGCAGGTACAGGATTCGCTTCACTACTGCCTTGTCTATCCACTCTTTCTTGAAGTAGTGGTTCGGGTTACCTGGGTTACAACTAAACCACATTTTAGAACCTAATACGGAACACCGTCCGGTTGCTTGGTTGACAAAGGATTGAGGCATGAGAGCTACTTCATCACAGAATATACCTGCGAGTGTCATCCCCTGAATGAGGTCTTGTGAACTCTCGTCCTTACCCCCGAAGATATAGAAGTAGTTAATGACTTCCTTATCTCCGTCCATTCTTGCTATAACTAATAGATTTTCATTTCGAATATCCTCTATTCTGTAGCCGCGACTTGATAGCATTTGCTTTAACGGCTGAACTACGTTACGACGAGCTGAGTGAATTGTCTTACCACAGATAGCAAAGTTCTGTCCATTGAAGTCATTCATTGCCCAAAGGACAAACGACAGTCCCATTGACACGGTCTTACCTGAACGAATAGACCCATCGGCGATGACGACATCGAAGTCTTTATAAGGAGAGTTATCTGTCCACCAAGTGAGTAGCTGAAGTTGTTTCTTACTAAATGGTACGAAGTTGAACTTCTGTACTTTGTTTCTTAGTCTACCCATGCGGCCTCCTTAGAAGTTGATATCTTTAAAGTCATGGCTAACTAATTCCATTGCACCTAATAGTTGTAACTTACTTTTAGCGCAATGACAAGAGAAGATCTCTCCATTCTTTATTCCTATTATAAGTACAGAATCATATTCCATTTCACGTGCTTCATCTAATAGTGAATCTATTTCTGTGCGTGTGCGTTTGTTTTCTTGTTCAGTTATATGATGTATTTTCATCTAGCTACCTCTTTCTAATATATACTTCGGCGCGTGTTCCCCTTCGTTTAGCTTTGCTGCTTCTTTAGGGTTAATAAGGAATCTACCGTACGCCTCTACTTCTATATAATTAGGGCCTACATGAGTAATGACTCCAGGTTCTTTTCTAGTCTTGCGAGGCGGTCTAGGATAGATTACTACAATAGTAAATACTAGAATAACAATTCCCCAGATGATCATTTCTTTCTTAGTCATTGTCAGCCTCCTGATTAGATACTTCCTTTATATAAGCTCCTGTTTCACTTGCGAAGTCTTTCCATACTGCTTTTGCCGCATTGTCTAAAGCTTCTACAAAGTTATCACGTACCTCTTCTTCCGTATCTCCATCGCCCATCTTCTTACGCAATAGAGTAATCTTTTCACGTTCGATTTGTAGACGGTATTGAACCTCAGCTGGGATCATACCATTAGCTCTTTCTTGTCCAGCCTGTGCGCGGTCTATGATATTAGATAGTACATCTAACGCACCCCATCTTAATTCTCCTTTATTAGTCATAAGGTATTTATCTGGGTTGTCTAATGCCATTTCTATAATGTTCATTAGCTTCTCCCACGCCGCATGGTATTTAATGTTCACTGACACTTTAAAGCCTGCGTACATCTGAGTTAGTGTATCGTTAGTTACTAATGACTTCTCGTCGTCGAACTGTTTCTTTAACTTCACCCACTTACCTTTTGAGCGCAAGATTTCTACTGTCGTTTTAGAGACACCGTAACGATGGGCAATCTCTGCTACATCCATACCTCTAATAAACTCCAGCTTCATTCTTTCGTTACGTTCTTGTTTACTAAGTTTAATTCCTTTATAATCAAACTCAATGACCTCGTCTAATTCTACACGCGCCTTTTGCTTCACTGGTTTCCGTCCAGGCTTCTTGCGCGAAGTACGTTTCTTTGTCTTAGGTCCATTAGGTACATCAGTCATCTATTTACCCCTTTCAAATTCTTTCTACTATATTATACACCATTTAAGTAAGAAACTAAAGTAGTGAGTAATAACTGAATCAGATAAAGAATGTTCGGAAATTGTAAATAATTATTCTCGAACTTTCGAACTTATTTTAAGTCAGTTTTCGAACTTTCGAACTTATTTTCCAGGCGTTTCGAACTTTCGAACCATGTTTTCGAACTTTCGAACTTTTGTTCAGAAATCACTTTCGAACCGGTTCAGAAATATGGTTCAGAGTTTCGAACTATCCACTAAATAAGCAATAGTTTGGAAATTCCCTAAACTTGTAAACCCTTCTGTACCAACTATTTTGGGACGTTTTGTAAGTTGGTTTCTGGAAGTCCCTTTTTGGTCTAAATTTCTATCTATTTTTCTATATTCTTAGGTCTAAATGTTCTAGTTTATCTTGTTCTAATTACTGTATAAGTTATTGTTACTATTGGGTTTTATTGTAGATAGTTCGGAAAGTGCATTTCCTGCGCGCATTAATTTTCCTTATTGTATAAAGGCTTCTAAAGGATTTAGGTATTGTTATGTATTTAGTTAGTTTATAAGAAGTATTCGATCACTTTCGGCGCATTTTCGGCGATTTTTATGCGTTTTCTTTTGGCAAATAAATTCAAAAAAAGTTCAATATTTTCGAATATTTCTGGATTTATCGGTTGTGTATTACCGGGTAATATGTTATACTTAATGTGTAAGTTAGAAATACGAAAAAGAGGTATAGAACAATGAAACTTTCAAAACTACAAGACACGTTCACTAATGAATATCTAATTGTTATTGATAGTGAAGGAGCAGAAGTATTACTTCAAGGTACACAATATCAGGTATTTAACTCAAGTAACTTTTCGAACTTTTTATTAAATTTCGAAGTACTAAAGGTAGAAAAACTATCTGAACGTACACTAAAAGAATGGGGATTAGAAACTATTAATCCTGCTTATGTTATTACTTTAGATAAGTAATTAGTGGAGGTAGATAAAATGGATATTATTGTACAAGGTTCGAATACTTTCTATCCGGCGCAATTTATTACAGGGGATTATCAAGTATGGAATATCCCCTCCATCGGCGAAGGATGTGTACCACTGTTTCAGAGTTTAGGAAGCTATACAGTTAATCCACGTACACTTAGATACATTAAGGTTGAACCTGCGGAAGCTAAATGGCTTCAATTAGCCGCAAGTTACGGCATGAGAACTTTAGAACAATGTCGTAAGATTATGAACGCACCTGCAAGAGGTCGAGTAACTGTTCGGAAGAAGCATATCGCCGAACAAGTTATCCCAATTTTCGAAGAATACACAAAATAGAAAGAGGTATCCCATGTTAATTTTTGATCGTACAAATAACCAAGCCCCTATGACTTTCGCGGACCGTCAGGTTCAGGAAAACAAAGTTAGTAAAATTGAAGAAGCTAACTATTATCAGTATTTAGCTAATAAGTTCGGAAGTGCGTCTTGTTTAGCTCACGCGCACCAGCTAATTAAGGAGGTATAACGATGAATGAATCAGATATCGTAGCAACCCAATTAGTTCTAGGTAAGCAAGTTTTAGAAATTATCCTGGACTTATTAACGAATGAAAAAAGACTTGGGACAGTTTTGTCCTTAAGCCTAAATGATGTTGATTTTAAAATTACAGTAGAGAAAGAGGTTTAATATGTACCCATACATTAAAAGAAGAATTCGAATTGACCGTGTTATTTATTCAATTACTACATTCGCTACACTTTGCGCATTAGGTGTACTAATTTTTACAATTATGTCAATACGTGAAGAACGTCAGCGTTTAGATTACCGTTTACATAACCTAGAATCTAAAATTGTTCAGTTGGAAGAAATTACTAAATACCAAGGAAAGGAAATTGTAGAGTTAAAACAACCCGCAGTGGTAGCTGAATAATGGCTAAGAATAAAAAGCGTAAACCGCATAAAACTAGACCGGCTACAGTCGTACGAGACATTCCATCTATTCTATATAGAAAGATTACTTGTAAGTATTTAGCTAATATGGATACATTTCAGGTATATGTAGACATGATTATGAATGGAACTGTCTTGCGCCTATTAGGTAACATTGACCCGAACTCCAGTTACACTGAAGGAATTCGAATCTTTACCAAGACACCTCAGCCCTGGATGACCTGTACAGAACTTCAGGTAAGTAAAAGACACGCGCCGGGACTGTTCTCCGTACTCACTGCCTACTCCCATACTATCGGAGACTTATTAGACGAGGGTTGCTCGGAAGACGAATTGATGGAAGGGGTTGTCTACAAAGACGATAGATTGTTCACTGACCTAGAATGTGTTCAGTTGTTTAGACACAAGAAAAAGTTCGAAAGACTACAATGTCCCAAATGTAAATCACTTCAAATTGGGTGTACATTTAAGTACCCTAAAGTATTTACTATTAATCAATTTGGGGATAAGCTAAATGTACCCGAACCTGTTCCTAGCGGCAAATTTTGGCGGTGTTTAGATTGTAACACGGTAGTGAAAGAATTGGAGGACGGAGAATGGTAGGAAGGATTAAAGACCTAAAGGACGTGAACTTACTTCGTAACGATATGGAGTTCCTGTTAACAAGTGACGGTATAGGTTGTGTAGGTATAGACACTAGCCTACTTCCTGTCGTAGTACTAAATGGTAAGGCTTATCAGTATACTCGTCAGGAATTAATTGACTTCGCTTACGAACAACTTACAAAAGAATAGGGCTTTGCGGCCTTATTTTTTTTTTCAAAAAAGTTCAATATTTTCGAATATTTCTGGATTTATTGGTTGTGTATTACCGGGTAATATGTTATACTTAATGTGTAAATAAGAAATACATAAAAAGAAAAAGAGGTAAAAACAATGAACTTCGAACAACTCGTAAAAGCAATGAACGACACATACCTACTCGTACTTGACAAGAATGAAGATTATCTTATCACTAACGGAAACGCCAACTTATTCGAACCTAAAAACATCTTTGACGTTCTTAAAGAAGTTAAAGTAACCAAAGTACAACGACTAACTAAAGAAGAAATTCTAGTATGGGACTTGGATACAGAACAAGAAACCTATATCGTTGTTGTGAATAAATAAAAAGACCCAAGAGGGCCTTTTTTATTTTTGCTCTGATTGCAACTTAGTAAGGTAGTTAGCTAAATCTAGTGCTTCTTCCTTAGCATGCTGCAAAAAGTCATCTGTGTGGTTTTCCTGTAATGTAGTACCGTATTTAGTTACACCCACACGGCTACGAGAAATTAGTTCAATTACCGTTCTTAGTACAATAGGGTCTAGATTAGTTACATCTAGGTAAGTACTGTTTACCCCGTCTAATTCATACTGGCGTAATTGCCCTTTTTCATCTACTACTAATAAACACTTCTGGTTATCTGTCATATGTCCTCCTTCTGGTCTCGAAGTAACCTTTTAAATGCTTTAACATTCATAGCTATATACTGCTCCTGCCCGTCCCCGAAGTCGAATACTACTGCGGAATAGTCTTTCTTACTAGCGAACCGTTCCTGTTCATTCTTTTCGAACCATTCTTTCTTAACAGTAATGGAACGTTGAGGCTTCATAACAGTCTTACATTCAATAAGCATATTGTCTGTCATGACGTCCCCTTTATAGAAATCAGTTGCTCCACTATTAGGTTGAACACGTCCACCTAATTCGCGCGCAATTTGCTTCTCCTGTCGCGAACTAGCTCTTCTAGTCGGTATACCCTTCCTCATAGCATTACCGTTAAATACCAGCCGGTAATTACAAGAATAAGGGTACTACAGAATAGCCCTGTTACTACCGCTACCGGATGGACATCTGCGTTTCTATCTAATAACGGTAGACGCAATAGTGCATATAGCGTACTTAGTGAACTGGCTAGAAATAGTATGACGCTAATACTTTTAACTAAGACGATTCCCATCTATAACCTCCTTCAATTTTAGCCCTATTTCTGACGTAATAATCCCATCGTTATGAATAGCACATTCTAGCGCCTTAACGACACGGTCTCGGAGCTCTAGTACCCATGTGTAATGGTATCCAATTTCCAATGCAGCTTTCGTAACTGGAAGGTCATCTAATATACACTTCTGGAAAATAATCTGCTGACTTTCTGGAAAGCATAGTACCATGTCATCTATACATTTTACAAAATGAGTCAAACTTTCTAATTCATTATCTGCGTTGTGCGCGTGTTTGGAATTTAGGTAAGCTATTCGAAGCTTCGCCCGTTTATAATCCTCTACAAACGCCTTGACACTAGCGGATAATTGTCTACGATTTTGAGACATCTAGCGGCTCCTTATACTTAATTACACTACACGTACATTTCATGGCTTTAATGTACCTTAGGCTAACTACGCAATTTACTGCGATATACTCTCCGTTAATGTCCGGATTATATGGGGTAAGGATAACGGACCCTCCATGTGAAGGGTCTTGTTCATCCATTACACTTTCAACATAGTCCACTATGTGTTCTATTTCTTCCATACAATCGAATAACGCAGGTATTTCTATAGGTTTAGAATCGTTATGGTATTCAAATACCATTACTGCGCATATTCGTTCCATGTTAATCCTCCATCATTCGTGCAAGTGACGGTGATAGCTTCTCTACTAATTCATTAGTGTTTTCAATGGTTTTCAATTCCTGACGGAAATGTTCAAGGTCCGTACACTTCTCAGCGGCTTCTAATACTGCTTCGTGGTATGTTGCAAACTTAGCATCAATAAGAGCTGTACGAATTTCTGCTTGCTGAACTTCCTTATTACTTAAATAAGCAAGGGCAGCCATCTTTTGGAAGTTCTCATGTCCCTTATGTGACATCTCGTCAATCTGCTTAGCGAACTGCTCTAATTCCTCGTAGGAGAAGTTAATTTCAGTAGCCTTCCCTTCTGGGTTACGTAACACGAATGATACATCAGCGGTATCATGTCCTTTACAATGTTCACACATACATATACCTCCTTATGGACGTGGTCGACGGCTTGGAGTAGGCTTCTTACGAGATGCACGTACTACCGTAGTTTCAGCTGGCTTAGTCAACTCTTCATACTCTTCCTCAGTAATAGGTTTCCAAGTCTCTTCGTCGTATTCCTCAGGTAAACGTTCACCCTTAGCTAATTTACCAGGTTTACCGTTAAGGGTGTAGAAGAAGTCTTCTTCAAGTACTGGACACATAGCATCTAAATACTCAAGCTCATCTACTAAAATGTCGTCTCCGTTGTCCGGTTCATTGACGTCCTTCTTGTAGTAGTAGTCATCAGCTTCGTTGTAGAAGTAGTAGGTAGTTACTACAGGGTCACCTGATTTAGCTCGTACACCTTTACGAGGTCGACGAATCTTGGAAGGTTTTTCCTCTTCAACTGGTTCCTCTTCCTTCACCTCTTCCGGTTCAGCTTCAGCTACCTTTTTACGTCGAGTGATACGTGCTACAGGTTCCTCTTGTTCAGTTTCCTGCTCTTCTTGTACGTCCGCTTCTTTAGCTACTTTACGGCGTCGACGAGTACGAGCTGGTTTTTCTTCTTCCTGCTCTTCCTCTACAGGTTCTTCCTTAACAGTTTTACGAGCACGCTTACGAGCTGGTTTCTCTTCTACCTCTTCGACAGGTTCAGCTTCTTCTACTACAGGTTCAGTAGCATATTCAAAAGCTTCATTTTCGACTACATAAGTAGCGGCCATATCTGCGCGGTGTAGCAAGAATGCAAGTGGGTTCCATTTAAAGGTTTCACTGCATGCGGCTAGGGTTGAATAAGGGCTAATATCATAGGCTCCCATGTGCCAGTAAATAGCTTGGGCTTCCATTTCAGTAAGTTGAATGAATTTTTGTAGGTAGTATACTGATTGAGCTCCGTGCCCCATTTCAGGTTTCTGTTGATTGTATTCGTAGGCGTCATAAGCCTCCCATTCACCGTTCTCGTCCTTACGCCATTTCTGACCTAATACATAACGGTCAATCTTGCATAGGTCATGGAACAATGCTACAATAGCTACGGTTTCCATAGAATATAGTTCAGTCCAACCTTCACCTACTACATGGTCCATTTCCCAGACAAGTTGGTTGAATACGTTAAGGGAATGTTCAAGCAATCCACCTTCATAAGAACCGTGGTATCGAGTGCTAGCTGGGGCAGTTAAGAAGTCAGTTTCATTAGTTACCCATTCTAAAAGGTTATCCACCCCGTCACGCTGAATGTGCGTAGTCACTAACTGCTTAAATGTTTTAATGTTTGTCATTTGTGTTTTTCCTTTTCTTTATTATAGATTTCCTGGATGGACATATTAGGTCCATATTGACTAATTAGACTTTCTAGGTACCCTAAATTCCCGGCTAGGAATACTCGGGCTAGTTTTGTCGGTGATTTATTACCCATTGGCTCCTCCTTTACTTAGTTTAATATACACCGAATTTATCGAATTTGTTTACGACAATTCAAAAAGTTTTAATAAGCAAATTTGGACACCTGTAACATCTGTATAGAGTCCGGATTTAATTCCTTCAACTATATCCCCGATAATTACCATTCCTTCAAAAGCTGAATCCAGTGAGTAATTAAAGTTCGACCTAATTTGATTAATAGTGAACTGTTTAATACCTACAGTAGATTCCTTAGCATTGTCGGTACCTAATATTCGACTTGCAGCGCTGAATTGATTGTACAGTAGGGTAAGAAATCCCAGGACGTTTTCCTGCTTACTTAGTAAGGTATGAATATGTTCGAAAGCCTGGGTAGGCCGATAACTAATAACACACTTAACGGCCTCGAAGATTTCGAACTCAAGTTCCCGGTAGATTAGGGAATCCACGGCTTCCTCTGTAGGTAAGTCCACTCGACTAATTTTGTCCAACTCGTTTTCAATTCGCGAGTAGTCACGGTCACATGCCTCAATTACATACTCAAGTATAGGTACAGTACAGTTGAATTTCTTGGAGAAGTGGTTCACTAATTGAGGCGTAGTCATTTTATCGAACATAACTACATTATCTGAATACTGTTTCAAGAATTTACTGCGCGAATCTAATTTAGTGTACATTAGAATCAGCGTACCGTACTTAATGTCCTCTAATACCTTCCAGCGGGATTCGTTGGATAGGAACTCTTTGTCATCACGCACGGCGTAGACACAGTTTGTATTTACAATTGAACGTTGAGTTAGTGGACGTATAACACTGGCTACACTACTTTCGCGAGTAACAGGTGATTGGATATGACCTAAGTATACGTTCATAAGCCCAATCTCCTCGCCTGTAAAAATGTAAAAAGGAAGTAATCTATCTTCTCTAATATGAGTCATAAACTCCATTAAATTAGCCAATTTCGTGTACCTCCTTGATTAGCTTGTTAATCGCGAATAGTTTATTTCGCCCCTTAGTACTTACTGAACCTAAACAGATTGCTAGTTTTCGAAGAAGGGCATAGTTCCGAACAAGTATAGACGTGTCTAAAATGTTGCGGTTCTGTGTACCTATGTAGTTCATACATAGTTCTAGGAATAGTTCAGGAATTAACGTATCTTCCGCCGTGTCCGTATCCTTAAAACGGAACCAATCTGCCATCTTTAGGGCGTTACTAGATGACGCTTCGAAGATGTTATCATAAAAGAATTGAACCCTATCTAGGTACAATTGAAGTCCTTCTTTGCCGTATTCTACTATCACTTGGTTGACTTGTCCAGGACTACTGAATAAGGTACTGAGAGGTATAATGTCACGTACACCCTTAACATAGCGCTCTAAATAGTACGCAACCTCGTCTGAGGAATAGGGTAGTAAGTTAATAACCCACGACCTGGAAATTAGCGTGTCTAATACGTCTCCTTCCGTGTAAGCGAGTAGACATAAATGAACATTCTTAGGAGGCTCCTCGGTCACTTTTAGCAAGCTATTTTTAGCTCCTACAGACATTCCCGACATTCGAGTCACAAACAAAGTAGGCTGAGCTAGACTTGAACTAAGTTCAATCATTTCCCGAATACTGTCTACCTTATTGTCAATGAATACACAATGGTACCCTAATTCCTCGCAGATATACCGTGCAAACGTGCTCTTACCGCTCCGCTTGGGTCCTATAATGACAGTACAGTTAGGTAAGGACTTACGGCGTTTTACGAACTCCTTAGCCTTACTCTGCCCGATGAACTTAATCATATCAATCCTCCTGCGTCATTAGTAGTATCTGTGCCTCTATAATAGGCTTAGCGTTCGGTTCCCATTTAATAGTTGAGTTCAAAGAGTTCATTTCTTCCAGCATCCATAGTAAGAGTGAATATTCGGTTGAACCTTTAATCTCCGACAAGTCGTCCTCTAAATGGTCAGGTAAGTTAGTAAGTCCTAGATCTTGAGTCAGGAAGTACTTACATACATCGACCAGGAAGTTAGTGTAGTTACGCATGGTCAGTTTAAGATCTTTACCGCTCATGTGGAACTCGTCTAATAGTTTCAATGCGTCTGACGTACTATTCGATAGAATAGTCTTAGTTAAGTTTACGAACGTTTCGTAATCAGGTGTACCTAAAGCATCTGCTACTTCTTGAACAGTTACATAGTCTGTATAATCTAATACCTTTTCCAGCCGTGTAATAGCGTCCCGCATCCCACCGTTAGCTAATTTAGCAATGAAACGTAAAGCTTCTATATCGTAATCGTACGATGCGCCTTCCTCGTTTTCGGACTCTAGAATATACTCCAGCTGACTAACAATATCGTCAATACTAATTCGAGTAAAGTCGAATCTTTGAACTCGGGACATGATTGTAGCTGGAATCTTCTGAGGGTCAGTCGTACATAGAATAAAGATAGTACCTGTAGGAGGTTCCTCTAGTGTCTTCAGTAGGGCGTTAAATGCGCCTGTAGAAAGCATATGAACCTCGTCAATGATATATACCTTGTACTTACTGTCTAGCGATTTAAACTTGCTGTCCTCGATAATGTCACGCACATTCTCTACACCATTATTAGACGCCGCATCAATTTCAATAGGAGTGCCCTCTCCGTTATTTACCTCTTTTGCGAAAATACGAGCGGAGGTAGTCTTACCTGTTCCAGCTCCCCCGCAGAATAAATAGGCGTGTTTAATCTCTCCAGTTTCTAATTGGTTCAGTAGAATCTGCTTTACATACCCTTGAGCTACTACGTCTTGAAAGGCTCTTGGGCGATATTTATTAGCTAAATTTATCATTAGCTTTTCCCTCCTGTAATCTTCAATAAATGAAGGGCCGTACCTTCTACCCATGGATGCGTATACGGTAAGCCCATTCCAGTATTTCCATCAAAGTCCCTAAATGCTTGGAACCATGTGGACTTCCTAAATTCCTTAGGATATTTTGTAATTAGGTCATATAGCTCATGACTCCATCTATCGTACTGAAAATCTGATACAATATTCGTATTTTGCCGGTAGTACAAATTAGAATGAACTAAAATTTGACGTTCCCTTTGATTCATAAGGGTAAGTACCTTAGAATTAAGAGGCTGACGCTTTCTAGTTGTAGCTAATTTAGGTCCGGTAGGTCGATTAAATAGTGTTCGTTGAACCATGATTAGCCTCTACTGTTCTTCGTAAGTAATAGCTTCATGAACTGCGGTCATAAGGTCATTGAATACTTCGTCATCAGTCCGTAGTCGTTCTACAATACGAGCCTTACCTTGGAATTTTAAATCCTCACCGGCACTATCTTGTAGAATTTCACCGGTATCTGGGTCAAGGATAGTGAACCATGCTCCACTCTTACCAACGAATCCATACTCAATTCCTACGTCTACAAGGTCACTTTCTACCTGAATACCCTCATGGTAGGACAATGTGTATTGAACTAATTTCCGGTCGGGCTTAAAGGCTTTGGTCTTTTCTACAAAGGCTTCAACCATGTTACCTGCTGGGTTACGAGCGGACCTGTTAACCTTTTCGCCCTTCTCGTCAATAAAGTCACCCTTTCGGAACTTAATTCGAACCGCACAGGCGTGCTTCCACATCTTACCACCGGGCGTAGAGTAGGTAGAATACATACTATTTAAGTCTTCCCGAACTTGGTTAATACCTAAGAAAATAGCGTTGTATTTAGTTAGTAGTGGAGTTACCTTTCGGCTGAACTCCGTTAATGGGGCAGAGATACCTGCGTAGGCTTTCTTAGTTAACTCCTCGTCCATTAGGTTCTGACTAACCATGTAAGGTAGAGAGTCTAATACAATAAGACCTACTTCTCCTGTATCGTACATATCTAGTACATACTGAAGGATCTCTTCTGCGGAGTTATGTTCCGGACGTACAATCCAAAGGTTATCCACGTCAACACCTAACTTCTTAGCCCAATCTGTATCTAATGTATTCTCTAAATCGAGGTATACAATTTTCAGTGGTTCCTTATGAGCATCTAGACGCATTTGGATTTCCTTAATTTTAGTCTTGTTCGAACCTTTTGCGTTCTGTAACTCTTCTAACTTAGCGTTCAAATCCTCTTGTAACTGTTCCCACTCTTCCTGGAAGATGTATTGGGCGTTCTTTACAATGTCCAACGCCGATGTAGTTTTACCACTAGACTCAGGCCCGAAGAACTCAATGACCCGCTTACGAGGAAGTCCTCCATACGTCTGATAGTTCATAATAGGAGTAGAGAACGGGATACGAGGTAAGTTCTCCCGCTCTAATCCATGTACAGCTACCAACGCCTTGGAATCCTTATTCCAATCTTGCATAAGTTGTTCTAGCTTCATTAGAAATCTCCTGTACTTCCATGCCCCCCTCTAGCGTCGTTACCTAAGGTATCCACGAAGTTAAACTTCAGTCCAGGTTGTTTAGGTTGGATTCGGAATTGGGCAATACGTTGGTCGTAGAATAGTTCAGTGTCACGGGTTGCGTACCATACAGAGAACCACTCATCTGTATCCCCTTTGTAGCCCTCATCAATGACTCCACTAGAAACAAAGATTAGTCCTGTCTTCTTAAACAGACTTGAGCGAGGGTGGAGAATAGCTTCGTGTCCCTTAGGTAGCTCTAAAGCAAACCCATGCGCAATTTTAATGCTTTCGCCCGCCTTAATAGGACAAACTTGAGCTTTTTGAAGAATGGTTCGACATTTCGAAACTTGTTCCTTACTAGCATTGATTTCAGTAATAGAACTAGTTCGTACATCGACCCAATCTCCTGTGAATTTAAGTCGGTCCAATTTAGGGTCAATCATCTTTACGGCGATTTCTTTTTGCATGTAATGTTACTCCTGTTGAATTATATTGTGTGAGTTCGATATCATTAAGTCTAAATTGGTGAACTCTTTTAAGGGAAGCTAATACTTTATCAGCTTGTTCCAATTTAGACTGAACCTTTTTATAGGCTCGTTTATAGGCAGTTTCAATCACAGTCTCGTTCATAACTAATTTACGAGTTTC